TGACAAACTGCAAGGCGGCTCCCCCATGTACAGATCATTCCCAGAATCCTTTTTGTTGTTCCACGGGGCAGAAGATGAACACGTACAGCTGTCACAGTCATCCAAGATGCATCAAAAACATGGCGGAGAGCTGCATGTTGTGAACGGTCACGGACACAGCTTCAAGGTGTTTGGGGATGAAGACAATCCGGCTCCTTGGATGGAACGTATTGTGAGGTATTGTTATGTGGGATAAAGTAATAGTTCTAGGACAGTTGGCAAGCAGGACGATTACTGAGAAGTGGAAGATCGGAGTATACTCCTCACCAGCAATGGACTACGAGTACTAGGAGACAGCATGCCAGAGATCAAGGCCAGTGAGTTAATATCGAGAATCAGTTATCTGACGAAGCAGAGGGATGCTGCCCTAGAGGATTCCGTGGCTCACTTTGTGCAGTTGGCGGCAGCGGGTATGGAGATCCAGGCCCTGCAGAAAGGGATCGTGGAACTGAAGGAAGAGATAGCAGAGCTGAAAGGGGAGACCCCAGAGCCTGACCTGAAGACAGTGGGGAAGAATGATGGCTGATACCGCTACAGATACCACCACAGACGATGATCCTCTGAATAATGTAGGCCCTGGTAACACGGCCAGCACTTATACCCATGAGGATGTCTCCCTAGATCCCACGACAGATACAGTTGAGGGCAGGGTCCAGGGAATTATTGCAAAAAATTCGGCACCCATGCGGTCTGCGCGGACCCGTGCGACTCAGGGCATGCAAGGCCGAGGGTTGGTTAACTCGTCAATAGCGCAAGGTGAGGGCGAGAGACAGGTCTATGATGCGGCTGGGAAGTGGGCTACACCGGATGCAGCGGCTATGCAGCAGGCCAAGTTCAGGAATCAGGAAGCGGCTAATACTGAAGGCCAGTTCAATGCCGCTGAGCGGAATAAATTTGGCCTGTTGAATATCCAGGGTGAGCAGGACATAGCCAAGATCCAAGAGACCGGGAAGGAGGCCCGTTTAAACATCGCTGACACTGGCACAGAAGAGAGGCTTACCGTAGGGGAGAGAGGCCTGCAAGAAAGGAAGGCCATCGCTGATACCGGCGCTCAGACGCGATTGAATCTAGGGGTTCAGGGAATCAACGAGCGGCTTGGCATTAGAGCCAGCGGTGTGCAGGAAAGGAAGACCCTGGCAGAAAAGACGGAAGACGAGAAGCTGCTGATCTCTGCGCGGAAGGATGCTGATAAGGCCCTCATGACGGCAGAGTATGCTGAGAAGAAGCTCCTCCAGGGCGAGAAGGGCGATATAGATCTGGAGCTGCAGATCCTGAAGAACGATACCAACATCGATGTGACCAACCTCAATAACGCGAGTAAGGAGCGGCTGGCCATAATCAACAACGAATACGATGCGCTGATCGAGTCAAGCAGAACGGCGGCATACTTCTATTCCCAGATGGCCACCCAGATGAATGAGGTCTGGAACAACGGTGACATGACCCCAGAGGCCAAGCAGGTAGTGATCGACAAGATGATGGAAGGGGTCGAGGCCGGCCTAGCCATGATCGGGTCCATGACCAACGTGGATATAAACGATGTGGTCTTCCCGCCTGACGCTAGAGGTGAGTTTAATATTGGCATTATCCCTGGGACGGACGTTTCTATTACTCCGGAGATGAGGACCGAGTGGGTCAATGCTGGGCTTCGCGGCAATAATAATGGATTTGTCGAGCCGATAGAGTGGCTTAACTACCAGCTGACTATAGGCGATGACATGGAAATGGTCCGGAATGCTTATGAGAAGGGTTCTCTCAACGATCTCTTCGCTGCAGACAAGAACCTCCGAGAACAGGTCCGAGCTTACCTGGGGCTGAATCCGGATGGAAGTGCCCCTGCTGACGGTGAAGTGCAGATGCATCGCCAGTCGAACTGGAGTAGCGATATATCCCGCTACGAAGACGGCAGATACAAGATAGAAGGGGTTGGTGACTTCCCTGATAAGGCCGCTGTGGACGCATATTTTGCGGAAAACAACTTGGGTGACCCGTGGAATGTTAATGATTATACCAAGTCTCCCGCTGACAGTGGCGCTGGCGGGACATGGAATGGCCAAAATGGCAATGACAACGCTCCTCCTGGGTTCGCCAGCCCTGATGGAGACGCGGCCACAACAATGGTGGAGACGTTCAGAAACACTGAGACAGGGGAAACATGGTCTTCTTCTACCGGAGGATGGACTGCGCCAGAAGGCTGGGAGAAGGTAACGGGAGGGGACGGAAGTTCTTACGGAGACGGAACTATAGACGGCAAAGCTGCTGACGAGTGGTTCTCTGATCTAACCACTAATCAGCCAGAAGGGCATAAGGATACCTTGCAGACGGCTTTGGATGACGGGGAGTTTGACCATGATCCAGACCTGAAGGCTGAAGTAGCGGAATACCTCGGAAGCGATAGCGGAGGTGAGTACACCGGCCCAGAGAAGTACGGTGACCCGACAGGAGGCATAGGCTACAACCCAATCTCCGGAGAGGCCTACTCTGGCCAGCCTGCCAATCTCGGGGTGACCCTTGACGCTGACGGGAACAAAGAGGTAACCGTCGATGAGTGGTATAAGTTCCAGCAAAGAGAGGGTGCGGCTGGGCTGAGAGGCGTATGGCGATCTGGATCGGCAGCCACTCAGAAGCAGATCTTCGATGTCCTGACGATGGGGACGAAAGACCCTCGCCTGACCGAAGAGCAGCAGGATAACATTGAGGCCAAGATAAAAGAGACATGGCCGCAAGGAGATCCTTCGATACATGAGTATTACGCCGGTCCAGAGCAGTACGGTGATCTAGCTGAAGGCGGATTAGGATATAACCCAATCTCTGGCAAGGCATATCAAGGAGAGCCTGCTAGCCTCGGTGCGACACTTGACGATGACGGCAACAGGAAAGTCACCATCGATGAGTGGATCAAGTACCAGCAACGAGAAGGAGCTTCTGGCACTAGCGGTCTTTGGAGAGGATACGAGCCGCATCTACAGAAGATGATCTATGATGTCCTGCAAATGGGCGTTGACGATCCTCGATTGACGCAGGATGAAAAGGACATAATCAAAGGTCTGATGACGAAGACATGGCCGCATGGAGATCCTTCAACCTACGACTATTCTTCGGGCGTGATATCGGGAGCGCAAACTAGCGATGCTGTTGCGCTTAACGAAGATGGAAGCGTTCTTGAAGACCCTGAACGGGCTGACCCGGTGGTTCTTGAAGGCCCTGAACGGGCTGACCCGGTGGTAGCCGGTGATGGCTCTACCGCCCCGACCAAGTATTATGGAGCGACAGACTGGAGGGCCGCGCAGGATGCGTGGGTGGCCGCTGGCATGATGGGCACTCCTCCCCCAGGCAAAGGTGATCCATACTGGGATCAATTTTAGGAGCGCAATAATGAGCCTTAGTCCATATATAATCGGTCTGATACAGAGTGCGAGTGGCCGTGGCGCTAGCCCTATCGCGCCATCAACAGCAGGGTCTGTGCCCAAGCCCATGTCTACCGGCTCCTTGGCCGGTGAGCTGGTTAACTTCCAAACCACGACTGAATACCGTCTATCCAACGTCAACCTCGATGAGGTAGCGGCTACTGTTGCGGGAGGGGGCCAGAATCAGGCTACGGCGCTGAGAAGCACTGCGGGTCAAGAAACTCCTGACTTCCCTGGCAGTTACAATACCTATCAAGATTATAAGGATAATGGCGGTACGCAGAGCTATTCGTCTTGGCAGAGAGCTCGGGATAATTGGACAGCGGCTGACAGGTCTGGATCGGCACCTATGACTGACGGGCCTATGACTGACGATGCAGCATTTGGTTCAGGTATAGATTACGGGCAGGCAGGCGATCCATCAGCAGATATTCGCCCCAGGCAAGGAGACCCTGGATTCTTGGCACAGGCCTCCTTCCCTACCGAGGCTTCGGATCTTGGGATGGTTAAAGTCCACAATGCGATAGTAGCTGATGACAAAGATCCGTCCGATTTCGGTGTTCTGGAGGAGTACTTCAAAAAGGTTTTCCCAGAAGAGGCGGATTTTATCGGCTACATGAGAGGACATCTCGATCCAAATTATGACAGCAGAATCATAGGTAATAACGGAGAGCGTGTCGGAGTCCAGGGAAGCGTTACTTACGCCACTTCAGAGAGAGAAGCAGCGGCCAAGCAGAGATTGACAGACTTTGAGAAGTGGGTTGATGAAAATCATCCGGAGAGGTCTGAGGCCGCCGGCACTGGCGGTGTAGACGATCCTGCAGAGGCCCGTTTACGCGCATCTCAGGCCATCCGAGATACAAAAGCGGAAAACATGGCTGACCGCGTTGCGAGAGGGAAGGCGTACAGGAAAGGGCTGGTAGAGACAGCCCAAGGAACGCTGGGCGTGTTACAGGACCGCTTCTTGGCCAGCGATAGGGGCGTTCCGCAGAGCGTGACAGACCTCCTCTCCGGAAAACGGAAGCCAAGCGAAGACCCTGCAGAAGATAAGATTGTTCAGGACAATGACGGCAGCTGGATTGACAATCCACTGCGTGTCGGCGCACTCAACAAAGACGAGCAGTTGGCTGTGGATACAAAGAATGCCAAAACAGAGCTGGACGATTTGACTCCAGATCAGCAGGAGGAAATACAGCTCCTTGCTGATGATTGGTGGGGGACTGTAGATGAGGCGCGAAGAAAGCAGTTTATGAGGGATATCTTCAGGGTTCCCGGCGGATTTACGCCTGGGTCCGAGCCATTATTATCTGATAGTGTGCTTGATAGTACTGTAGGGAGGATTCGCTGGGATGTTCTTCCTAGAATGGTTTCAACAATTCCTAATTTTGCCGCGATTATTACTAACAGATTAGCCAAGTTTAAGGATGCAGGGAAAACTGATGGCGTTGACACTGATGTAACCACTGACACCACGCCACCTGACGGAACTGACACCACGCCACCTGACGGAACTGACACCACGCCACCTGACGGAACTGACACCACGCCGCCTGACGGAACTGACACCACGCCGCCTGACGGAACTGACACCACGCCGCCTGATGCAACCGCAGCCCAAGGTGAGGACACGATTGCTGACGAGAATCTAGACCTGACAGATGACGAGGTAGCCAAGAAGGAAGCCGCTAGAGCGATCCTCGACGGACCGGGTGGTTCTGATACAAATCTGTTGTGGATACTGCGTGGTCTTGGCAGAGAGGCTCAAAGAGTTCTCGGTCCATACCTGTGGTCCAGAGTAATAAACCACAGGAACCCAAATGTGCGGGAAGAAGTATTGATAATCGCCGAAGGGTCTGAAGGGGAGCCTGACATTGTCGGTGACGGGACTCCTGACGGCAATGTGGTTACTGACGACGACTATTTTGACGTAGACGAGAAAGGGAAGATCATTGCTAAGGACGGATCTGATGATGCTGATGTGGTCTCCGAAAACCCAGACGATCCATGGGAGGATGACCCAGACGCTCCATGGGGGGGTGGCCTTGCTGAAGGCAGGCTTGGCACTATCCTGATTCCTCCCATTGACTGGGGTGGGGACGTTGCTGGCCAAATAATCAAGGCTGGGGAGAGCGGAGGCACTGCGACAGAAGAGGAGAAAACAGGTATTTGGGAATGGACTAAGGATGCGCTCTTTGGTGACGAAGCCAAGGCAACCGTTGGAAAGGCGCTCTGGACAGGCCTCTTCGGCCTGTTCAGTGACGAGCCAGACAAACTAGACGAGCTGAAGCTGGCCTACGAGCTTGAGCAGGCGAAAATTGCTCAACAGAACAAGAACCTCGGCGGCATGGGAGGAATCAAAGGTTTCGGTAAGACCAAGACCAAGCCCATCAGGGACACCTCTGGCAACCTGATCTACGACCAGACCGGAGGTGTGGCTGCAAGCCGTCTCAGTGGCAGGCAGGGATTGATCTCTGCTGCAGAGGGAGGAACAGTAGCCAGCAACGTGCAGAGGGCCTCTGTAGCTGATAGAGTTGCTGAATCAAACAGTGCGATAGAATCCAGAAGATTGAAGAGACGGCAGGGAGGTCTGATAGGCAATGCATCCGGCTAATCCAAATATACCAGCAGAGGCTGGACAAGAAGCCTCACCAGAAGGCACTCGAGATCCTACCGAGGAGGAAGCCAACGTCTACGAGCGTACCGTTATGGGCGCTATGAAGATGCTGTACTCTGAGGGTTCTTTCGAGAAGGTCATGGCTGTACTCGAGCAGGGTAAGGATGACCCTATCGGGGCTGTGGCTATGGTGGCCCAGCAGATCCTGATGATGCTGAGAAAGTCCTCGAAAGGGAACATCACTCCGGAGATCCTCCAAGGAGCGATGATGGAAGTCATTGCTATGATCGCGGAGCTGGCCGAGAAGCAGGGCATCTTCACCCTTGACGAGTCAATGTTCACACAGATAGCCCAGGCAGTAGCCCAGTCTCTCTCTTCACCGCCTGAATCTCCTGAAGCACAGGCTGGCCCAGAAGGAGCGCCGGAAGAAATGGGACAGGGGATGCCGCAGGGCGCACCACAAGGACCGCCAGCCGGAGGGTTAGTTTCCTCCGCCCAAGGAGGCATGTAACGTGGCCGGATTATTACGAAAATTTGCGAGAGGCTTCTCTGGATCGATGGCTGAGTCGATGGGCTTGCAGGAGAAGGAAGCGATCCTTCTTGAGAGGGAGAAGCGACTCCATGCCCATCAGAGCAGGGAGAACAGGCTGGACCGAGAGGGCAGGGCGGAAGAAGGGCTTCTTCGCAGGGAAGCGGAACGCGAGATTTCGGATCGGAACTTTTACGCGCAGGCCAACAGCAGAGAGGCTGACAGGATAACTCTGGAGAACGCTCAAGCGAAGACTGCAGCGATAAAGGCCGCGATAGAGGATATCAAAGCAGATCCGGATCTTAATGATCAAGAGAGGGCCTTCTTTACTGCGGAAGCCTGGGGCGGGAAGTTGATGACCAAGAAGGATAGGGAACTGCAGCGCAGAAGCAGCACTCGCCCGACTGCCGGTCACGAATGGGACTACAAGAAAGAGCAGTGGGTAGAATCCAAGCTGTCGTTGAGCGACAGGCATAAGAATGCAAGACAGATAATGGACGACCTGAAGGAGCAAAACGAAGCATTGTTTGTTAATCCCGAAGACAGGCCTACTGTTGAAGAGCGGCGTAATGTTGCATATGGCATGGCGGGAATCCCAATCCCTCGTCTCCCAGGCCAGAAAGAAACTGCCAAGGAGGCTCTTGCCAGGATACAAGGATTACCTCCAGAGGAGCAGAACGCGGCTATGGCCAAACTGCCACAGTCCCACCAAGATGCTATCCTGAAGCAAATCATGAGGGCTAATTAGTGTGGCCGAATACGACCAAGATGTTTTTGCTGCGCTCAATAACTTTGACCTAGATACCTGGGAGGACGACTTAGCCTCTCCTAACGAGGAGCTATCTACCCCAGAAGAAGAACCTAGAGACCTCACTGACGCGATATCCTCATTTGATATGTCTACCTGGGAAGACGAGGCTCCTTCATTTTCTCGTCCAGATCCAGAGCCAGAAGAACGCGGATACGTTGAGGCTATCGGCACAGGTGTGGCTGACATGGGCCGTGCTGCGGCTGGATCTGTCAATTCCCTGATCGGTATTGGCGGCGAAGTCTATGCCCTGGCTACCGGTGACAAGAAGAACTGGGCTACCCACCAGGGAGAGATAGGCAGGGAGTACTGGGAAGAGGGCAAGTCAGAACACCTAAAGCAGCTCGAGGCCCAACGCGCCAAGCGTGTGGCTGAAGCTGACGGTGAGTTCGCCAAGGCTGGAGTCGCGGCCTGGGAGACCCTTTCCTCTGCATCATTACTGTCCGCATTCGTTGCGGAGCAGGGGATTTATTTGCTACCTATAGCTGGGGCCGGTAGAACCGCTGCACTGGGAGCCAAGGCTGCTGGATTAAGCAAGAAGGCCCAGGGCGCTGCAGGTACTGCTGGAGCTGTGGCTACCGGCATGCCAATGACTGGCGCTGATGCCAGCAAAGACGCCTATGACGAGTTAATGAGGCTCGACCAAAAGCTCTGGGATGTCAATCCAGACTACAAGATGCTGACCGATGACGGTGTAGATCCGGAGGTGGCCAAGCATCAGATCTCTATCGGGATCGCCAGGAAATCATTCTCAGCAGCAGCCGTTGTTTCCGGTATCACTAACGCGGTATTCCCTTGGGGCAGAATCCTTGAGAGGAAACTTGCTGGTGGTGCAGGAAAGACCGGCGATGGATTGCTAAAAGGCGCGGCCAAGGGTGTTGTCGGTGAGGGTCTCCAAGAATCGGTAGAAGAATGGTTCACTAAAGTGGCCGCGAACATGGGCCTGGGCGTTATCGATCCAGATCAGGACCCATTCGAGGGTAGTGGTGAGGCCGGCGGTCTTGGCGGACTTGGTGGCGCGTTGTTCGGTGGTGCTGCTGGGCTTGTTAGTGGGGCAGAGGCTCCAGCAGAAGGGGCTAATCAGGTTGAGACCACGCTCCTTGATGGGACGAAGGCTACTGTCTCGGCTAACGGCAGGATCTACACAGAGGATGCGGTGGACAATAAAGAACCTCCTCCGCCTCCTGGCGCGTCACCGGCAGAGAACGCTGAGAATTATAGCGATGAGACGGAGCTGGCCGCTATTGCGGACAAGGGGATGGACCCGAATCTGACAGCGGATGAGGCTGCGGCCCAGGCATTAGCCGCAACCAACGCTTCAGGACAGTCCCTGGCTTCAGCACAGGCCGCAGGAGCTGATTCCGCAGCTACCCAGGCCGAGAGTGAGGCTCAAGCTAAAACCACTCAGAAGATGCAGAAGGAGGCTGAGAAGGCACAGAAGGCTGACAAGGACGAGACAATAATCGTCAAGCTGGGCAACAAGACCCTGACTTACACTGCAGGACCGCATACGAATCCAGAATTGGCGGCGAAAGGAGAGATGATTTTCTCGGTCAGTGGGGTTGATGAGGCCGGTGAAAGGATCTTTGATCAGAGATACGACAAGAATTACAAGGACGAGAAGACATTCCGAGCTGCGATAAAGCGGCAGCAGAAGAACGCCAGGAAAGAGGAAGCGGCCAAGGCCAAGAGTGAGGAGGCTCCGGTAGAGGAAGCCGCCACTGACGAGTCAATATTCGTTACTGATACGCCATCAGAAGAAGGCCTGCAGCATCCCAAGCATGAAGCTCTTACCGAGGAGGATTATAGGGAGAGCAAAGGTATTGAGGTAGAGATTGTGGAGATGACTCCGCAAGAATACTTGGATAGATCTGCTGAGATACTGAACGGCCAGGAAGAGTTTGAGGTAACGCCTGAATCCTTGAGGACTACCCGTGAGGCAGAGGGTGAATACCTGGGTGAGATGAAGGATGCCATGGAAGCGGGGACCAAGTTCACTGCCCCGTACCTTGATTACAACTTCGATCAGCAGGAAGGGAACAGACGGGCTATAGCAGCCGAGCAGATGGGGATGGAGAAGATCCCCGTAGTGGTCATTAACAAGAAGGGCCAGGACCAGGGCGGGACTAAGGGCATGGCTGCTCCCCAGGCCAAGGCTGCGCCGGTTAAGGCTAAGACAGAAAAACCCAAGGCTGAGACGGCCCAGGCTAAGACTGAGAAGAAAGCCGAGCCTGCCGCCACAGAACAGGCAGAAGACTCGACCTCAAAGCTCCGCAAATTTTTTGAAAAATATCGCAGGGATACCATGAATCCTGATGACCCTAACAGGGAGCAGTCTATCAAGACTGTTGTCGATGGGGATATGAAGGAGGCCCTACGGGGGGTAGAGGACGCCAAGGCTGGGAAGAAGAAGCAGGAGAATCAGTCCGGTCCATATCTGCATGGCTATGATTCTGTTGGCCAGGAAGCGACAGAGGAGCAAGTAGAGGAAGCTCCTACGAGAGCGAAGGACCTGAAAGAAATAGGCAAGCTCACCTACATCAACAGGAATGGGAAGAAGACCACTGTCCCTATTATGCAGCGTGACGGCGGCAAGCTGCTCGTTAAGGTTGGCAAGAATCTTAAATCGTGGACAGTTGCGGCCAATGGGGACGTAAGGCCTCTTGGGCGAAACAATGTGTTCGGTACTGAAGGGGTAGACGATGGTGCTGTAGAGCGTCAGATGACTCCGGATTCTGATACCACAGAACAGACCGAAGAAGCAGAGGAACAGAAGGCAGAGCCTGCTGAAGATGAGGTTACAGAAGATCCCTACGAGTACGATGAGGACGGGGATTACTACGGGGACGAGGAAACCACTGGCCTAGCTGATGATACCCCAAGCACAGATCAGGCTCCGCTACGGGAGGGAGGGATCACCAAGGATCAGGCGAACATAGCCATTGCTGGCACACTGAACGCCTGGAAAGAATCCGGAATGATCGTCAAGGTCATTGGCTCTAATGAGCTAGGCAAGTACGGGATAGAGCAGCAGAAGGGCAAGATTGTTAAGGGCTTTATCCAGGGCAAGAACATCTACATTGTTCACGACAACCTCAAGAACTCCAGGGACACCCAGGTACAGCTTGCTCACGAGGCGATAGGTCACTTCGGGATCAACAATATTGTGGCTGATTGGAATGCCATGTGGAACGGTTACCAGCAGATGAAGAGCAAGGGTGGCCGTAGGTTTAACAGCATCCATGAGGAGCTGACCAGACGTTACGGAAAGGAACTCTCCCCTGGTACTGAGGTCAAGGAGTTCCTGGCTATTGCTGCCGAGCGCAGGGAGAAGGCGGGAGCCATAGGCCGGTACTATCGTGACAGTGTGAACAAGATTATTGCTGGGCTGAAGAAGATGCGGGTGATCAATCCCCGTGGTCCGTTCAGCATGACCGAGATCGATACCATTCTGCAGAAGTCAGAAGACTCATTGACGCGTGAGGGAACAGAGGGAACAGAGGGAACCCAGTTATCGGAAGACGATGACGGCCTTACTCCGGAGGAGAGGGCCAGGATGGAGGCAATAGAGGCCGAGCATACACTGACTTACGAGCCGGTGAAGAATGCCACGCCGAAGGCCAGGGCCAGGATTAGTCGCAGCCTCCATACCAGTATTGCGATAGTGGCAGAACAATCCGGAATTTCTCGGAAGCTGCTCACCGATGCGGTGGCAAACAAGATCGCTCCCTTCGCGGCGAAGGACGGATGGGCCAGGGTTAATGAGCTACACAAGGCCAGCAGGAATAAGAAGGGCGAGATTGCGATAGAGTTTAAGAAACAATCATACACATACCAGAACGGGAAGGACCCGCAGAAGCTGGCAACGAAGATGGTAGCCGAGGTCAAAGCCCTGCAGGCCAGGACCGATAGGAACTCCAGAGTAATCAAGCGGCAGCAGAGATGGTACTCAGGTATGCGGACCTCTCTCCGTGCTGTATTTGGAGGAGCGTCTGATGCTTCGGCAGATTTCCTGGGGGCGCTCAGTCCTAACACGGCAGCGCCGTCCAACTTTGAAGAAATGTTACTCGTTCTTGAGATGATGTCTGACAAGGACCCCAAGATCATGGGGGCGCTTGCCGACTACCAGATGTACCTTGACGAGGGAGGGAGCCAGAAGGAAGAGGACTACAAGGCCTTTAATGGAATGCAGCCTACAAGGCCTAATGGCAAAGGGTTCGGAACCTGGGCCAAGCAGAAGGGGGTCATGGATGGGCTGTTAAATTTGTTCAGACAGTTCAAGCGCGAGGGTGCGCCGAAGGCCAAGACCTTTGCTCAGAATCTGATAGGCGCTCTCAATGACGCAACAATAGATGTATGGGCAGCGAGGATGCTGCAGAGGTTGGCGGGAGAGAAGCGTGTCCCCACTATTGTGGAGCGTGGCGTCACCGGAGAGATAAAGAAAGACCTTACCCCAGGAGGACAGTTCAGGTTTGGGCAGGACGTATTCAAGCTGGCGGCTGATGAGCTTGAGATGGAGCCGCACGAATTGCAAGCCCTGGCGTGGTTCATGGAGAAAGAATTATGGGGCGATCCGAAGAACGACTGGACTACCAAGGTCGGTGCTGCCGGAGGATCTTTCGAGGGAGAGCTGGCCAAGGCTCACTTGGGAAGGTGGATGTCCGGACTGTCAGTGCAGAAGAAGAACAAGGTCAGAGACAAGAAGATGTTCACTGTGGCCAGGAGGTTGGTTGACAGCCTGGGGGCTATGACGGGAGTCAAGATCTTCCGTGCTGCGGATTCCGTTGGCGAATACGATGGTGATTATGAGAGGGCATTTGACCTAGAGGTTACTGCCAGCAAGACAGACTTTGATGAACGATCATTCATCCAAGAAGTAGCCCAGATCTCCAAGGAGAATGACCAGTGGGATACGTTTGTTTCTCGCATAATGGGTCCGGAAGAAGAGAGCGACAACGCTAGGCCTGGGTTCGAGGTCTACTTTAAGCAAGATCTGGATCAGGTTGACGCCGAGAAGATAGTAGATATCGCTAGAGACGCTGGTATTAAAGGCTTCACGCTGATCGTAGACCCCAGGGCTGACGCCAGGGGGGACAAGGATAGGTTCATAGGCTTCAGGCATCAGCACATACCGGAGTTCTCTGCTCGGTGGAGCGAGGACTTCCAGGCGGAGATGTCTACGCCGGAGGCTATCGAGGCAGAGTACACCAAGGCTGAAGAGGCGTTGGATGACATCGTAGATGTGCTTGAACAGGAAGAATCTGTCGCGTATACTTCAACGTACAAGTACGATACTTTGGTAATAGGGATAGAGAATTATGACCAATTCACTAAAAGCTCAACTAGAGGCGGGGATAAAGCGGCTGGAGAAATCCGGTTCCCGTCCTCACGCACTGAAAGCCTACAAGAGGCAATTGGCCGGTATCAAAGCAGGCCTGGACAGAAGCTCACCGGACGAGACGCGCTATCAGGTAGGGATGAAGATACCGAGCCGCAAGACTTAGATGCCCAGCTATCCCAAGAGGTAGCAGAGGAGTATCAGCAAGCAGTAGACAAGGGCTTACCTATGGACATGGTCTCTCGCATGAAGAGAGCTGTGTCTATGGGCATGGACCCAGACAACCCCTGGTTCAGAGGCCAGAGGGCAGATCGCAACATGGATACCCACCCAGGCATCCTGTTCTTCTCTCACGAGACCACAGTTGCGGAAGACTTTTCCAGGGTTCCACCTCCTAATTCCCAGATGGCCAAGCCGGATGACGCTCCGGCGATCACCAAGGTCCTGATCAACACTGACGATGTGTTCGACACCAACAACGAAGAGCATAACGAAGATCTCTTACTGCGATTAGAAGACCACCTAAAGGGGCTGGCCTATGATGATCCGGCAAAAGATGCGGCGGAGATAGTGGAAGGGATTGTTCAGAGCAATGCTTTGTTCAGCGACATCGAAGATCCTATCGTCATTGACACGCTAATGGAGTCTGGCTACTCAGGGTTCTACGTCCATGAGGGCTACTACCATCCGGACGAGGACAACCCCCAGTTTGATGAGCGCAATGTAGGCATGTTCGGTACTGGAGAGGTCCGAGCAGCGACTGCTGCGTTTGATCCAGACTTCAAGGGCAAGCCTAACATCAGCCTGTCCCAGGACAACGATCCTAATGCAGCATTCAACGAGCGAGTAGAGAGCCTATCGTTCCTGCCCAATGCTGATGTGCAGACCATCCTTGAGGCAACCAGTAAGTCTAATGATCCGGACAGATTGGAGAAGGCCCAGACGGCGTTGATGGGTGGCTGGTCAATGAAAGAGCTGGGCGAGTATCACGATACTGTTCGAGCGCCGGAAGAGAAGGCCTTCAAGAACGATCCCCAAGCGATGATAGAGTTTCTCCGGACTGGGGATCTCACAGGATATCCTGCGATAGAGATGGGTAGTATCTCTGAGCCTGGGACGGGGCCAAGCATTGACAAGCGCCGAATTGCTACATGGATCGCAACCAAGAGAAGGCAGGCTGGAGATGGGAAGCCTGCTGCGGGTAAGGATCTACTGGAGCAGAGGGGTAACGAGTCAGCGGCACTGGCAGAACACGCCAATGAATACCTCGCAACATTGATCAACAAGTATTGGAAAGTAGACAACGTCAGGCAGTTCCCTTCACAACTCTCCCAGGACACTGACACCCAAGACAAGGAGGGCTTTTTCTCTGGCCTATCCCGCGCTGTATCGAATATGAAGCAGGGCAAGGGTCCAGCCAAGCAGATGTTCGAGACGCTGAAGAAGATGCCTGGGGTCAAGCAAGATGAGATCAAGGCCCTGGATCTGGAAGAGTTCATTGAGGCCCATGAGGGCAAGCTCACCAAGGAGCAGCTACAAGAGTACGTTGACGCCAATGGTGTGCAGGTTGAGACTAAGACCCTGGGTAAAGTTAAGGCTCTGACCGCTAGGGAGACTGCCCGATGGCAGGAGCTGGCGGATAAGGAGGGTGTGGACCCCCTTGGCCCAAGGCCCCCTCTTAATGAATCTTCTCTGACCGACGAAGAGTTCGATGAGATGTCTGACTTTGAGTGGAAGCAGAACAAGTTCGGCAAGGATGAGACAGAATACAGCAGCCACTTGCTCAACCTCCCAGGCGGAGACAACTACAGGGAAATCCTGTTTACCCTGCCGTCAAGACAAGAGTCCGAGACAGATTACTTCGAGGTTGAAGGAGCGTTCCCTGCTGATTTCTCTACTAGAGAAGAGGCCGAGGCTCATGTGGATCAATATGAAAGCCTAACTAGGAGGTGGGGGCTGTTTGATGATGGCAACATTATCGAGGCCTATGCTACTCAAGAAGAGGCGGAACAGGCATGGACAGAACAATATGACCCCGACAATGATAATCAGAACCTGCATGTTGGAGAGCGCCCAGCGGGAGATGTGATTACTCAGCGCCTTGAGGCCTATCCATTATCCATTAACAAGGTGGATAAAGTGAAGAAAGGTACTGAGGATTATACTGGCAGTCACTTCCCAGACTCCCCCAACCTGCTGCTGCATTTGCGCGTCAATGATAGAACTTCTGCCAGGAGAGAGAAGATACTTTTCTTGGAAGAGATCCAGAGTGACTGGTGGGCTGCCGAGAATGACGCGAACAAGGCTGATGCTCGATGGGACGAGGAAGGGATGATGTCCTCTGACGAACACTTCGCCAGGGAGAACAGGCCCAGTCCAACCCCCTTCAAGAACAACTCCTGGGTAGAGCTTGGGATGAAGAAGGCGTTACGCATGGCGGCAGAGGGCGGGTACGACTCTGTTGCATGGACAACCGGCAACACCCAGGCCGACAGGTACAACCTCCGACAGAACATAACGAGCGTCACTTACGAGAAGGTGGGCCACTTCGGGGTGACCCTTGACGGCAAGGTGAAGAAAATCTACGCCACCAGGGAAGTAGCCGAGCAAGAAAGAGACTTCATGATAGAGGAGAACGATGATCTTGATCTGGACATTGCTCCTGTTGATCGTTACAAGATATCAGCCACAGGCAAGGGTGCTATTTCTTCTGCCATGGCTATCGATGATACCTACACGGCTGAAGAGCTGAACAAGGTAGTTGGCAAGGAACTCGCGCAGCGGATCGTTAATGACGAGGGCCAGAAGAACCCGCCGAACTCCATTGAGTCAAGTGCCTCTAGGATAAAAGGCCTGGATCTGGACGTTGGTGGTGAGGGGATGATCTCCTTCTACGACAAGACTGTGCCTAACCTGATGAAGACTGTGGGCCGGAAGCTAGACAAGAAGGCCAGGGTTGAGTGGGACGGTATGGGTGTGCCTACTGAGTTGGGCATGGTCGGCATCCACAAGATCCAGATCACAGACAAGATGCGTGAAGGCGCTATGGGTGGACAGCCATTGTTCTCCCAGGATGACGCGCCAGTGAACGATGGTTTCTTCTCCGGCCTATCCAGGGCTGTGTCCAGTATGAAGCAGACCAAAGGTCCGGCCCGACAGATGTTCAACACATTGAAGGGGCTACCTGGGGTCAAGCAGGCTGAGATCGAGGCTCTGGATCTGGAGGAGTTCATCGATGCACACAAGGGCAAGCTATCTCTCGAAGAGCTGCAGGCCTATGTGGATAACAACGGTATACAGATCGAGACCACAAGGCTCGGTGAAATCTCTGAGGAGGAGCGTCACGAGAGGGCAATGGAGAAAGTGGCTGAGAGAACCGAGTTCCGTGTTCGAGCGAGAACCGGCAAGGTCTACGCCGTAGATAAGGCCACCGAAGAGACGTTAGGGGATGACTACGGAGAAGATAGATACTGGGAGGAAGAGGAAGACGCCCTTGATGAACTCGCCAGAGAATATATTGAGCATACCGGCGTTGCTCTAACCACGGCCCATTACGGGAAAGGATCGCTGATTGTCCCTGGCGGTGAGAACTATAGAGAAATCCTGTTGAGTCTGCCTGAGAGAGGCACGACCATGCCGGAAGGGTATACGGCAGAAGAGATTCCCGATAATGATAAAGGCTGGTGGAAGGTAACAACGCCAACAGGCCGAGAAATGTCCGCGCTGAATGAGAGGAGGGCGTTGGTTCGCGCAAACATAGACGCTGGGGTTCCTCGTAATTATGAGAGCGGCCACTACGGTAGAGAAAAGCCTAACGTAATAATGCACATGCGAGTCGATGATCGCACCACCAGCAATGGTGAGAGGATCTTATTCATCGAGGAGATCCAGAGCGACTGGCATCAAAAGGGGAAGGACTCCGGATATAAGGAGACAGTCACCGAGAAGACTAGGGAGCGTAAAAAGAAGACCGCCCTTGATTTGAGAAACAAATTGAAGGAGGAGAATAACTGGGGTTACGACACCACGTTCCAAGCGATGAGGTTCATCCGCGAAAACGAGGAGTACGATTCCAAGAAGGACGCTACTCCTGAGACTATAGCGTTAGCGAAAGAACACAAGAAGATGCACGATGCTGCATGGACATACGCCCCGCCCGATGGTCCGTTCAAAGGTAATGACTGGGTGGCTCTGGGTCTGAAGAAGGCTCTGCGTATGGCGGCGGAGGGTGGATATGATCAGGTGGCTTGGACTGATGGCCAGACACAAGCTGACAGATACCGGCTGGAAGAGCATGTAGAAAAAATTGCTTACCAGAAAAACGATGACGGGACATACAAGGTATTCGTTACTCGAAAGGGAGCAGGCCCAGACGCGGCTGCTTTGGATCGTGTCGGTGGTCAGGATATGTCTTCGGTTCCGGAGAAGAAGATGGCCGGCATCTTTGGCAAGGAGCTGACAGAGAAGATAGTGAATGGCGAACAGGACAAGCAATGGGGGCAGATCAAGGTTCTGTCTGGTTTGGATCTGAATGTTGGCGGCAAGGGCATGAAGAATTTCTATGATCGCCTAGTCCCCAACCTAATGAAGGACGCTGCTCGTAAGCTGGACAAGAAGGCTAGGCTGGGGACCACTAGCATACAAACACGAGAAGCCGAGGCTCCGACTGGGCCTCCCTCTGTTGATTCAATCATTGATTGGAGAGAGCCACCAGAGACTGCACTAGAAGTCCAGACCATCCCCATCACCGACAAGATGCGCCAGAAGGCTATGGAGGGGCAGACATTATTCTCCCAGGAAAATGCTCCTGAGACTGAAAAACCTGTGTCACCTGTGATGGGCGGCATACAAAAAGCGATTTCTGAGATGAAGCTCCCACAGTGGGCTGCTGGGAAGTCGGCACGAGGCCGCGAAATTTTGCGTAAAATTTCGAGATTGCCTGGGATAAAAAAGGGGGAGCTAGAATCCGTTGGCCTGGATGACATATTATCCCCTGACCAGAGGTACAGCAGGGAAGAGGTAATGAGTTCCCTGGGGATGGGCGATACCCAGTTCTCCGAAGATGAGGACTCGCGGTACACCCCAGAGCAGGACGAGGCCATCACTCACGGTGGAGGCAGGACCCAGGGTCCACCAACCGTAGCCACCCAGGTAAAAGAAAGCATTCAGTCCATGGTAGAGACTTTCAAGGATCTATCTGGGGTGAAAGAGATGGCCAGTCACGGGGCCAAGGTATTCCGCCAGGGCATGGTGGATCAGTACGCCAGCTTTAATAGCGTCCTGAAGAGTGACAAGACATGGAAGATGGCCAACATGACCAACTCTGCAGTCGGCGCGATGCAGGTCCTCATGGGAACCGCGCATAAGGGTAAGGTTATAGGCGCTGGTCTCATAATGGAGGACGGGGCTATCGGGATCAAGGAAGGCTCTAAGAGCTTCCAAGAGCTGGCTGCTCCGCTGAAGGGTGAGCTGCTCAACAAGTGGTTGTGGTGGCAGATAGGTCATAGGGCTGAGAAGCTGAAGGGCCAGACCAACGAGGACGGGACCAGCAAAGAGAAGCACTTCACTGATCAACAGATCGCTGCGCTCAAGACCCTGAACAAGGGTAACGAGCAGATGTTCGAGGATGTTCGCAAGGATTTCGAGGAGCTGCAGAACTCTGTCTACGATATGGCGATTGAGTCCGGACTGATAGATAAGAAGCAGGCCATGGAGTGGAGGAACGATGGATTCTATGTCCCCTTCTACCGTGTACTGATGGAGGAGGCTAATGTAGCAGGCCCCAGGATGATAGGCGGCAGTGATGCTGGACTGATCAGACAGAAGGCCTTCAAGGAACTGACCGGCAGGGACAGCGCACTGAAGGACCCCCTGGCTAACGTCATGTCCAACTGGCATCACCTGATATCGGCCACTCTGAAGAACAATGCGGCCAACGCTGCGCTTAACTCTGCCCAGAACATGGTCACCACTAACGGCGTACCCCTGGCCAAGAAGATAAATCGCAAGGGAAGGGGGAGTAAATCCATCTTCACTATGGTCAACGGCCAGGAGCAGTGGTGGAACATTGACGAGTCACCAGAGGGCAAGCTGGTACTGGATTCGCTGACGGCCCTGAACTGGAACGGCCTGAACAACGGGGTGATGAAGACGACCAGGGCATTCAAGAGGGCGCTGACCTTTGGTGTGACCCTTAGCCCAGAATTTAAGATAGCCAACCTCCTGAGAGACTCGATCCAGGCGATGGCTGTTGCCAACATGAGCGTCAATCCTGCGAAGAACATCTACCAGGGCTGGCAGGCTACTGACAAGGAAGGCAAGACCTACCTTGAGATGCTGGCCGGCGGCGGGATCTTTGGCGATGCAGGCTATGTCCATGGTGGAGATAAGGATGCTATTGACCGGTTAATGTCCAATGGTGTGGGCCGAGACAACATTCTCGATAGCCGTAACAAGATCAAGAACATGCTCCGGAAGCTGGTTGCCACTCCATACAACAAGTATCAGGACCTGGGTGTACGGGGTGAGAATGTCAACCGTGCGGCTAACTATGTGCAGTCAACTGGTAACCGCCTTGACCGCAACTTTGAGGCACGGGATCACCTTGCCTTTGACAGGACTGGGTCTAGCTGGGCCATCAGGTATCTATCCCAGACAGTACCTTTCCTGAACGCCAGACTCCAGGGCCTGGACAAGAACTACCGTGCCGCTGTAGATCCGAACCAGAAGAAGCAATGGATAGGGGTCACTACGGCTTATGCTGCAGCATCCGTGGTGATGTACCTGTCAATGAAAGACGACGAGGATTACAAGGAACGAGAGCAGTGGGAGCGTGACGCTTATCACCTGTTCAAGATCCCAGGTGACCCTACCGGAACCCTGTGGGCATTGCCCAGGCCTTTCGAGGTAGGAGCATTCGCAACGATAGCAGAGCGGGTTGTTGAGCAGTTCGCTGATGATGAGGCCAACCTGAGTCTACTCGGGGAGCGCCTGGGCCATGTGCTGCTGGACACGTTTGCATTCAACCCAGTGCCACAGATCGCCAAGCCTTATGCTGAAGTGATGACCAACACCAACTGGTATACCGGCAGGCGGATTGAATCCTTGGGTATGGATCTGCAGAATTTACCGGCTACATCGAGGAAGCGGCCCTGGACAAGTCCTACCGCTATAAAGGCCTCAGAAGCCATGGGAGCGGTGATGCATGAGAAGCTCACATTCTCCCCTGTACAGATAGAACACCTCACCAGGGGCTACCTGGGATGGCTGGGGGCCTCTGCCATAGGACTTGCTGATACGGTGATCACCAGACCACTGACTGACGCACCGACTGCACCATCGATGACATGGAGAGATTATCCAATCATAAAGCGGTTTGCCAAGGACCCCAACCCGAACAATACCAAGTACACCTCCCTGTTCTATGAGCGTGGGGATGAGATCAGTATGGTTGCTGGGGCTATAAGGCAGGCCAGGGAAAATCAGGAGTGGGATAAGGCCGAGAGGTTGATGAAGAAGAACAATGACATCATGGGCCTGGAGGACTACTACAACAAGCAGAGGCTAGAGCTGGGGAAGCTCAACCGGAGGATGAAGATCATCCATTCCAGTACGAAGAAGAGCGGTCCCAAGAAAACTCAGGAGCTATCGCTGATAAAGATCCGGAAGGCCAAGCTGACCAAGATCATTCACGATGCTACGAAGGACAACTTTTAAGTTTCTTCAACTCTTCACAGGCCTCGCACTTGCCATCAGGCCCAGTGACATGATTCCCCAGGAGAGGATTTAGGTTCTCCCTGGGGGCAGAGAACACCAGTATCCCGTTCTTATGACCGAAGTTGGCCGGAGGTAACTGGATCTTTTTCTTCTTCGGCACTAATAGATCTCAATGCACTGGTGAGACTTTGGCAGGACACAGATGGGGTCTCCATCGTCACCCTCGTTTTTCACGGTGACCTTAATGCCGTGGAGTACCTCCCCTCCTCTCACGACCATGTCGGGCTGGATCTCAAACATCCTGCCTGCGCTGATGATCATCGCTCCGCCGTCTTCTCTGACTCTTATCTGCATAATCTCCCCTTAATAATGGAGCCGGATGTGGGCCACGGACCCTAAGCGTCAATCGCGGCTGATGCAAATGACGGCCATCCAGCATGGTTACTTTTTACGGTTGTTCTGCACCCATCGCGCTCGTTTCCGCCGAGCCTTCTAGCTTAAGCTGTTGTACAACATCGCATGCTGCTGCCGAACGCGCCTCCCTCTTCCTGCGATCTCTTGCTGCCTGCTGCTCCTTTCTAATCTGCCCTCGGTGGCGGTAGTCCTCATACTCTTCTCTTGTGAGTAGAGTCGTCTTCTCGACACTGGTTCTTTGCCAGCCACCGTTGAGCCATCTGAAGAGCATGCCGTGTCGGCCTACCCTAAACCACTCTCCAAGCCCTACGCTATAGTGTGTAGCATCACCTAGATCCTGCATCAGCCTTCCCTCGGCCCAGCCATTTCCATCTTATCCAGAACCGTCTCGGTCTTGTAGTGCTTCTGGCCATCCTTCTCCCAGCTACGAGTACGCTGCTGTCCCTCGACAATAACGAAGGCCCCTTTCTTGAGGTACTCGCCGCAAATTTCGGCCAATTTTCCCCAGGCCACACAGTTAACCCACTCGGTCCCTTCTTTCGTTTTGGTCTTCCAGCCTACAGCCAGCGGAAAATCACACACCGCTGTACCGTCATCCAGATACCTGATCTCTGGATCTCTGCCCAGGTTGCCACTAAAAATACAATGGTTGGTATTATTCTTGCTCATGATCTCACCACTAATGATAGTTTCTTGTTAGCCTCTACTCCGGGGTAGCTCAAGGTTTCTTTCATAGCCTTGGCCTGGGAATCGAGGAATGATTGGTTGGCTATTAGCGCGTTAATGGGGACAGTCCCCGCAGCAACAGCTTGTACTAATGCCATGAGATCCGTGACTTCTGCTGTCCACTTCTCTCTCACAGACTGTCCTTCCGCCTTGACAGCCTCCGGAGCCTTTACGGCAGACGTTACACTGCCTGCTTGACTCAGCAGGTTTTCGGCCTTCGACACGTCCCCCTTCTCGATGGCTTTTTCAGCCCTCTTCTCTAGTCGCTCCCTGGCCTTGCGCTCCTTATCAACAGCTTCTGCTTCAGCCTGCTGGCGCTTGCGTTCTTGCTCCTGCGTGTACGCAATCATTGCGTCCTTCATCTGCTTCTCAGAGGCTTCCCAGTCCTTCACTGTCGGCTTGAAATGGGCAATGATCTCGTTCTTCGCATCATTAAGCGGCTTTGTGAGGTCCTTCTCCAGGCGCTTGACCTTCTTCAGGGAGGCCTTGATATTGACGCACTGCTCGTTGACGTATTGATAGTGGGTGTCATCCTCTATCTTTAGTAGGTCCGGCATGTTGTCGAAGATCTTGCTGATCGCGTCAGCTAGTTGGCTGAACTCTGCTGGGATCTCGGTATTAAACTCTGTCATTTACGTTCTCCTTGGTTAAGTAAGTACTGTATACGTCACTGCAGCGCAGGCCGCGATGATGAACACCGCCGCCACACTGATAAAAATATCTTTCACGTTCCGCTTCTGCGGAGGGATGTCGTTCTCCTGTACCAGGGCCTGGGCTTCCAGATCGGGGATTAAGTACACCCTCTCTTTGGAATGATTTAACTCCATCCCGATATGGTTATTGCGAACCAAGGCGGAGAGCGTATCAGTGATATACGCATCTTCTGTCTTCAGCCCAGTCTTTAGTCTGCCGGTAACTGCTTTGTCTATATCCCTTCTCGGCACAAGCGCATGTTTTCCCTGGTCCCATATCGCGTCATAGACTATTGCTGGCCCACCATTCTTTCGGAGGCCACCGATAGGCTTGGCCTGGGTTATGTCCTCCACTGTTACGGGTGTTACGGGTTCTACCAGGGTTAGCTGGCGCTCTGTAATCGCGTTGAAATCCCACTTAGTTGTCTCCCCAGGGAATAACTTCACCCTCATCTCTTCCGCCCAGTCATCATTGTTCAGCTCCACTTCACCGAAATTGTTGCGGTAAAGGTTCTCATTCAGAGCCGTCACCTTGTCATGGCAGGCCCTGCAGAGAGTGGCGATGGACTCAAGAGGGTATTCCAGGCCCTTGAACTCCGGCCTATGGTGGTAGTAAAACCTATGGTGACCGTCTATTACGATGTCTGCGGAATCCTCAATGTGATGTCCGCAAATTATGCAGGCCCACCTGTCCCTGATATGCGCGGCATGTTTGAGCAACTGCCATGACTCTGTGTTGTAGTAGTTAATAAACTTCTTCGGCTCTTTCACGATCATAGATTCCTCTCTCTCCACTTAGAAATGTTCAGGCAACTCAGGAAGGTAGACAGGTCTGTCTTGTCCGTGTGCTGCGCCAATATGTATGTGCCATCGTCCTTCAACTGGCAAATCCATCGCTGAGTAGCGGGATCTTCCTTGTTCGTTAGGTTGTACGCTTCGAGGTATGCTGCCAGTTGTGGCCCTGCCTGGGGCATGAGCTTCGCTGTCGTCTTTATGTCCAGTATAGCCTTGGGCTGCTTCTTACTCTTCGGGAACCGGCCTACCCTGTCAATGCAGCCTGCATACTGGTACAAGGTGTGATAAACCCTGTTCTCCACCTGCTCGATCTCGAACTCGGTATCGGCCAGGAACTTTTCCCAGGCGGACAAATAAGGCTCTAGTTCGTCCGGATAGTCTCCGAGCATACCGTTGTCATAGTACTCAGTGATCAGGTGAACGGATGTGCCCCTGGCAGCAGCCTTGGCCATGATCCAGTCTGGGATGTCACCATAATCACTGAGCGGGTCAAGGGCCTGTGTCACTGACACTACCCTCTCCCCATTCCATGTATATACATGGTCTGCTTCTCTGAACTCAAGCATCCTCTAATCTCTTGTCTACCGCGAAATCGACATTGATGTAAGACTCTTCTCTGTCCACAAAGCAGCTGGTTTCTTTCTGATTTTCATTCCTTTCTCCCTATGAATTCACCATCTTCGTTATACATCCCTTTGGATTCCATCCAGGCATACCACCCTTGTTCCTTGGCTGACCAGAGGCAGCATCCGCCCCCATGCCAGTAGTAGTCGTCAGGCCCGTGGAATTCAACGGAACCCGAGAATTTGTAGCCCCAAGATTTCTTACGTTGTTCGGCGGTGGTCGCCTTGCGAACATCCGCCATCGTGTGGCCGTACAGATTCCTGCAAAAATCGTGTTCACTCATTACGCTACCTCCGGTCCTTCGAAGACCGCCCCCTTAGTGGGACGCGCCATTGGTGACAATGCCTCCGCGCTTCAGGTGAACCGTGAAGCTCACTGGTTACTGCGGTGATAGTCCCTTTCTCCCACAGTCGCGCAAACATATACATGATAAGGATAGACCCGCTGTATTCCCCTACCTGTTTCTGGATAAGGCTTATAACGCGATCAATTTCGATATCTCCCCAGTCTCCCATCAATAATTCCCAGGCCACTACGCTGTGGCGCAGGAATCTTGCCTCGACCTCTTCGTTGAGTCGATCTCCTATCTCTTCCAGAACCTCGTCCCACCCCTTGTCTTCACCCATCAGTAGGATGCCCCTCTACCCACTCAATCAGCGTGTTGATCTGCGGCCTGGGGATCTCGGCAATAGCTTTAACGCCGGCCTCCTTCGCTAGATCTGCCTCTACAACCCCGTGCTTACTGCACTTGGCTCTCAGCATCCTGACCTGACCCTCGGTGACCAACGCCCCAGCAGCAGGCTGTGAATCGCTAGGAGACGACTTACTTACAGTCTGCTTTTGTGCTGGGGGCTGATCGATTGGAGAAGAGGCTGACCCATCATCGTCCTCTCCGCCAAACGCTAGACCCAGGAGAGATCCGGTAGTGTATCGCTTGCCATACGCCCTGGACGAGCCGATAGCCTGGGTAGCATTCTTGCTCCCTGATGTGTCATGGGGAGCCTCGAATTCATCTGTCTCAACGTGGCCTCCCTTGTGACTCAGGATACCCGTGGTCTGTAGAACACCCCCCTCTAATTGCTTGTGCTTGAAGGTTAATCCGAAGCCATGCTTCTTCAAGATGGGGCGTATCGTCTCAATGACATCCTCAAAACGTGCGAAGGGGATTTCCCAGGTGTTACCATTCTTCCCACTTTGCTTCATAACCCCCCGCTTGGGGATGGTGGGCAGAGAGTTCTGCATGGCCGGAAACGCCTTCCAGAAGGCCTTCTCGGACTCGTACTGCTCCATATCTCGCCGCATATTCAGCAGGAGCTGCATCTTCTCGGTGTCTGTGGCTGGGTTGGCACTGGCTTGTGCAATGATCTGCATCGTAGCGTGAGTCGGGTTCTCGCTGACTTCTGCTACTGGGTGTTGGGTTATTTCGACGGGTAAAGTGTCTTGGTCTGACATTCGTTCTCCTGCTCAAAGTGAAAAGTAAAACCGAATTATGCGCTTATGCCAGGGTAGAGGCAAGCACTTATTCTGAAGAATATCTCATATAGATATGTTGATATCCATGAAGGATTGTGACAGGATTACCGCCATCAATTAGAAGAGGTATGTTATGGAATTGAGGATAGAAACTCTCTACGAGGACACGATCCTTAGACTAAAGGAATGTCCTATCACCTACACCGCATTGTCCCAGGCCACTGGCATCACAACTCGCTGGTTTCACTACGTCATGTCGGCACAGATCAAAGATCCCTCGGTCAAGAAGTGTGTGACCCTGCACGTTGCCCTGGATAAAGCTGAGAGGGAACTGGCCGCGAAGGATAACAGAAGGAAGGACCTGCTGAAGCAGTTAAAAGAAATCGACTAGGAGAACGCAATAGTGACCACGGAATGCTTATGTGTGACGAGTTGGGATGTCTGGCAGACCTACCGAAAGGACAGAGGATCGCCTCCATGGATTAAGGTCCATCGTAACCTGATGAGCAATCCAGAGTGGGCTATTTTGTCGGATGCAGAGAAAGGCCAGTTGGTATCGATCTGGTTACTCGCTGCCGACAAAGGTGGAACGATTCCCTCCAGTCCTGCGCTTCTCAGGAAAATGTGCCTTCTTGACGATGCCCCTGATGTCAATAGATTCAAGGACTTAGGCTTCTTGGAAACCAAGCGGTTACCATGTGGTAACCATGTGGTAACCACTACAGGACAAAGTGACGCACCAGAGGTAGAGACAGAGGTAGAGACAGAGGTAGATATTACGCCTCCGGCTCAACCTAAAAAACCTCCCGCCTCCAAGAAGAAAAAAGTCGATCCTGAGTTCGAGAAGATCTGGGAACTGAGGCCTGCAAGATTGGGGAGTAATCCAAAGAACAGAGCGTTGTCAGCCTGGAAGGCCAGGATGGCCGAGAAGCATAACCCTGAAGAAATATCAGCCGGACTGGTTCGGTACAATTCTTTCCTGACGGCCAAGGGATCTGTCGGGACAGAGTTCGTTATGCAGATGAGTACATTCCTCGGGCCAGGGCTTCACTTCAAAGAGACCTGGGTTGAAGCGGGTGTTAGCACGGAGTATCTAGACCTATGAAAGCAAAAGAGATCGCGCAAGGGTTGGCCATGAGGGCTGACGATGTAGCAAGGCACTTACTCCCAGGCGGGAAGATCGTCGGATCTGAGTATGAGGTAGGCGGTATTGACGCATCACCAGGGAAGTCATTGAAGGTCCACCTCTCTGGAACCAAGGCAGGAGTGTGGTCTGACTTCGCTTCAGACATTGGCGGTGACCTGTTGGATCTGTGGGTGGCAGTGAATCACCTGTCCATGATCGATGCCATGGCCGAGGCCAAGCGATACCTGGGTGTGGTAGATCCAGTAGTCACCTCATTCAGCAAGCCACAGACTAGACCAGCGGTCCCAGATGTCAGTTATCCAACCGGATCAGTGATGGAGTGGCTCACTGTCGAGAGGGGGCTGAGTGTTGAATCCGTCATCGAGTATCAGGTGTCGGCCAACGGGAACGAGGTTGTCTTCCCCAGCCTAATCGATGAGGAGTTAGTTTTCTGCAAATTCCGCAGCATCCTCGACAAGAAGAAAATGCGAGTGCAATCAGGCAGTCAGGCGTGTCTGTTCGGCTGGCAAGCTATACCGAAAGGGGACAGGACAGTGATCATCTGCGAGGGTGAGATCGATGCCCTAAGTTGGTGGGACCTGGGGTTTCCTGCAATGAGCGTACCCAACGGAGCGCAGGGCCATAGCTGGGTTGAGTTCGAGTATGAACGACTTGAGAGGTTCGACAAAATCTATATCGCTTTCGACACTGACGGCCCAGGACGAGAGGGGGCGTTGGCCCTGGCAAACAGACTCGGCCTGGAGAGATGCCTGCTGGTCGATACCGAGGAGTTCGAGGATGCCAATGACATCGTGATCTCTGGTCAGACTGCTGATGCGTATGTCAACGCAGCCAAGTCCATAGATCCTGCAGAGCTGAGACAAGCCAGCTCGTATGTCGATGAAGTCATTGAGATGTTCCTCTTGGGAGAGGACGCTGGGCCTGGGTTCAATTCTCCCTGGTCTAAGCTGGATGGGAAGCTGCGCTTTCGTGAGGCCGAACTTTGCTTGCTCAATGGAATTAACGGACATGGGAAAAGCCAACTTTGTGGACAGCTTACTCTGTCGGCCATCACCCAGGACAAGAAGGTCTGCATCTTCAGCGGCGAGATGCCTCCTAAGCGATTGCTATACAGGCTAACGCGTCAGGCTACCGGTCTGAAGGAGCCAACTCCGCAACAGATCCGGACGGCTCACGACTGGTACATGGATCGGCTCTGGTTGTTCAACATCACAGGCGTGGCCAAGACTGAGCGCATGCTGGAGGTCTTTGAGTACACCCACCGCCGGTACGGGGTAGATGTGTTCGTGGTAGACAGCTTATTAAAATGCGGAATTGCTGATGATGATTACTCAGGTCAAAAAGCGTTTGTCGAGGCCCTGTGTGATTTCAAGAACCAGTTCGGAGTCACGATCTTTCTGGTAACCCACTCTCGGAAGGGTGACAACGAGTTCCAGCGGACAGGAAAGATGGATGTCCGTGGAGCTGGGGCCATCAGTGATCTCTGCGATACGCTGCTCACAATTTTCCGGAACAAAAAGAAGGAGGCCGAGAAGAGCCGCGCCCAGGCCATGCATGAAGACATGCCGCCGGATCTCAAGAACGCCCCTGACGCGATACTGTACTGTGACAAACAACGCAACGGGTCCTGGGAACTCCAGGCTACCCTGTGGTGGCACGATGGAGCCAACCAGTACACCCAGAACGAGCTGCAGGAGGCTGAGATCTACAGCCAGATGAGGGTGGTAGGACAATGAGCTTACATAGGCATATCAAGGCTTACAACGCGGTCCTTAAAGCCATCAAGAAAGGGGTCTTGAATACGTGGAAAAGGTCGCGGTCTCCTTCTGCGGCCAAGAGAGAAAAGGCTGTCATGCGAGGCATGAGAACCCTGGCGCACACTCTACCAAGGGCGGCAAGATATTATTTTGAAGGCGCTGATTATGACGGGGACTTTGATTCTCTCAAGAAATCTCTTGGCGAAGGATTTGATATATTCAAATTGCCCAATAAGGCGGTGGTATATATTTCAGAAGATAAGAATACATCAGCTCATCGCGAAGGGGTGAGTATTGTCGGTCCATCCGAGGTGACAATTATTGCCGAGCAGATTGGCACTGGACGGATATCTGTTGTCATATTTCTTAGCGGGTTGGATGCGGATGGAGAAGATGCGTGTAACCTCGCTGCGCCAAAAGCAATCCTGACTAGGAATGAAGACCCAAGGAGAATTGATGTGGCGCTTGAGTCTGGATATAAGCTTTCTAGGGATATGGAAAATTATGTGCTGACTTGGTTTTCATACATGCAATATCTGCTGCACAAGGATCGAGCGATTGAAGAGATCGAGCGGTTCTATGATCTGGATTATCAGGGTCAGGAAGCTGATGGCGTGACCAATATCTTTAGGACCGTCCGTATCCATGCTGACAAGCCTCGCGTCCGGTATACCGGTGAGAGCCAAGCTACTGGCAGGAAGAACCGATACCATGGAGTCAGGGGTCACTACGTTCACTACGATCATGAGATCAAGTCTGGGCCAAATCAGGGCAAGACCAAAGTATTTAGGGCCGCGCACAATCGCGGGGATCCGAGCAAGGGGCGCGTTTACAAAGACTATGAGGTGGTAGGACAATGAGCAGACGATGCACGGTAATGGACCGGATCAAGTTTAAGCAACTACAAGCAACCGACAACCAGAGCTGGACAATCGGAGCCATGGTGAGGGATGCCTGGGTGCTAGAACACTCTGAGCTTCCTGACAAAGAGCTTCGGGGCAAGACCAAAGGCCCTGGGTCTCACTGTTTCGCGGTATACCCAGAATCTTTTGTGCCTACCATTGACGCGATTATCGACAAGTTCCGGTTGATGAGCGCCAGCCAGAAGGATCTGTTTTGACAAGCCAGAAGATAATCCTGCAGCCTAAGCGATCCAAGGATGATGTCGATCAGGCCATCAGGTCCGTTGTGCTGATGATGAGGTCACTACCAGATCATGTCGGCTGGATGGTGGAGATCACCAAGCCCAGGAAGGAAGCCAGCAATCAACAGCGGAAAGCCCTCTGGGGTTGTGCTTATAAATTCCTCCATGACGAGACAGGGAACGATCAGGATGACCTGCATCAGATGTTTTGTGGCGAGTTCTTCGGCTGGGAAGAGTATACTGTCCTGGGCCAGCGGAAGAAGAAGGCCATCAGGACGACAACCAAGGACGAGGAGGGTCATTCAGATCCTATCTCGGTAGATAGATTCATCGAGTTCTATGATTTTGTGCAGCGCCACACGGCCCAGACGATTGGGTTAGTGGTCCCAGATCCAGACCCAAACTGGAAGACACGCATGATGGAAGAAGCGGATGCCAAGAAAAAAAAAGTGTGAGGTGTGTGGTGAGGAGTTTGAGAAGAAGCGCATGGGCCAGAGATGCCATGTTGATTGCGCGTATGAGCTGGTCATTCAGGACCGTAAGAAGCAGAAGTCTAAGGATGCCCGAAAGGCCAAGGCAGAATTCAACCAGCGGCAGCGAAGCTGGTGGTTCGGGTCCAACAACAAAGGATCTACCGCCTACTGGTTCAACAAGTACATCCGAGAACGTGATAGCGTTTCCACCCAGGCGTGTATTAGCTGCGATACCTCGAATCCGTCGAATCAATTCCATGCTGGCCACTACAGGTCGGTTGGGGCCGCACCAGAGTTGCGCTTCCACCCAGACAACTGTCACAGACAATGCAGCCAGTGCAACACAATCAAGAGCGGCAACCAGACCGAGTACAGAATCCGCCTGATCAGGAAGATAGGCCTGGATGCTGTAGAGGATCTCGAGTCAGCTCATCCACCCAGGAAATGGACTATCGAAGAACTGGAGAAGGAGCGGGACTGCTGGAAGGCGAAGTACCATGAGCTATGTGATGTGACATAACATAGATCCTCGATAACCCTCGATTCATTCTGGCTGGGGGCCGCATAGAGCGGGGCTTTGGGCTTGTAATCCTTGAAAATCCCCGATTGCCGCGCCTATCACACACTCATTTGTGTCACAACATTTGTTTTGTGTCACAAGGCTTGTCACAAACTACACTCTGCTAAGCAGACGGTATTGACAATCTGCGGTCCTATCACATCTGGAGCAGGAAAAGCGGAAAAGAAATAGGCCTTTTTGTTTCCGGATTATTCTCCAGGCAAGAAAAAACCCGCGCATCTCACGATGGGCAGGCTTCTCGTTAACCTCAGTGGGGCGGGGTACAACCATTTACCCTCACCTTGTCAACTACGGATGTTTTTCATATGCAGCCCACCGTCCGCTGGGACTGTCTGGCCTACTCCCCGAAAGGACCCCTGCCAGCAGGGTTTCCGACTATGGCCCCTCCTCGTGGATACTGGTGAGGCATTTTTCTTCCAGGCCCTTCACGGCGCATCTGCTGAGAAGCTCGATCACATCAACCTCATTGATCATGACGGCCTCGACAACGACAGACTCGTGATAGCCTGGGTATTCAAGCGTAGGTTTCTCGTATGGCTGGTAGTCGAACAGGATCGTGACTGGCAGATCATCGCCCAGGCTGCTCACCAATTCTCTACTTGTACTAACTTTCATGTCCATATTCCTGTACCTCTGGCCCTATTATGACACATATTTCGGTTTCACATGAAACCCTGTCTTCCCTAATCAATATTGACGCGCAAGGGTAGAACCTCGGCGGTCTGGAATCCTTCCAGGGTGAACCCCAATTCTCTCAGGATGGCGTAGACCTTGGTCAGGCCGTTGCAGTTGGCCGCACTCCAAGTGCTGCACCATCTCTCGATGACCTCATCATTGATGACCGCCTGGATACACCAGTCCTGGCCGTCCGGCGTTGTGTGGGCGATAAAGGACCCAACCCCTGGCTGAGATCCGCTGATGCCTGTCTGTACGTTCATGACTTCTCCTCGGGGTACTCGAGGTTCAGCAGCCACTCGCAAAGCGCGTAGCGGTCCTCGTCCGTTGCCGGAGTGAAGATGTAGCCGTGAGGCAGTTCGCCCAGGACCTTGATCCCAGGTTCCCCGCCAGTGATTACCAGGGACGATGTCCTGGCCTCATCCCCAGCATCTCCTGGGGCCGCTCCGGTGAGCGTGATGTAATGGTTTGCCATAATAAAACTCCTAGTTAAGTTGGTTTGCCTATAACGCCCCGAAGGGCGTTTTCACTGGGGAACCGCCCCAGATCATCAGTAGGCCTCGACTTCGATCACCTCCCCGAATCGGTCAGCTTCTCGTTGGAACCTGGGAGCTACTGCAGTGGTCACCCAGATCACAGGATACTCTGGCTCTTCGACTGTCACATATCCGTACCCGTCAGTGAAGTAGATCAGCGCATCCGGCTGGATGTCCTCGGCTTCGCAGTACTCAAACACTGGATCGAATCGAGTGCCGCCGCCGCCGTGCAGTACCAGCTCCACCTCTTCACCGCGCTCGAATACATCGACATGCTGTACAACCGCATCACAGTAAATCACAGTGGTCTGGCTTGGCTGGATCGTGTCTATTAACTCGTTAATATGACCGGCTATCGTCTCCAACTCATCCTGGCCCAGGCTGCAGCTAGTATCGATACTCAGTACCAGCTCCCCGTTGGGCTGCTGATCAGGCCCAGGTAGGATCAGGCCAGAGTGCAGGAACCTACGGTTAGGCCTAGCGAATGTGGAATCGTAAGAGATCATGTCAGAAAAATATTCCTGCAGGATCTCATTCCAGGGCAGTGGCTGCTCCAGCTTGTCTTCGAGAACACCGAGGACGTTGCCAGCACCTTTGCCCATTGCCTTCTCGGCCTGATGGGCCTGGAAGACCTGGGCAGCGATTTCGCGCTCTTCAGTCTCGATCTCGGAAGGGGTCAGCGGCTCACCATCGTCATTGACGGCATCCCAGATCTCGCCAGGAGCAGAGCCTTCGCCTGGGGAACCGGCAGGAGCTTCGCCCTCGCCTTCACCTTCGGCCTCGCCTAATCCGTTGCCAGAATCATCGTCACCCTGGTCACCAGATCCGGCTGAATCACCGGCATCATCACCATCATCACCCTGGCCATCATCACCAGATCCAGACTCGGAATCACCCTGGTCATCACCCTGGTCACCCTCATCGCCGGCCTGGGACTCAGAACCCTCTTCAGAATCACCCTCATCCTCGCCCTGGTCATCCTGGGGAGCGTTCTCGCCTTCGGAGGTATCATCACCCTCTTCATCCGAATCGCTCTCCTGTGGCTCCTGAGAGTCATCTGAAGGATCTTCCTGGGGCCTGTTACCAAAGATGATCGTGTGGATCTTCTCGGCACTCAGGCCCTTGTATGCCTGATCCAGCAAAGCACCCTGGGGGAGCTGAAAAAGCTGGTAGGCATCGATGATCAGGTTGGCCGCAAAATCACAGGAGACGTTCCATTCTTTGGGGTCTCTGGTTCCTCGGCGGGTATGGTGACACAGGATTACATGGCATACCTCATGGGCGAAAACTGTGAACAGCTCCACGATTGAGATGGCCAGGACAAAATCCACGTTGTAAAAAACGCAGGTCCCGTCTGTGGCCATTGTCTCAGTCAGTGTAGACTCTTCCAGGCGGAGACTCAGTGCCTTGTGGGCAAAGAACGGAGCGACTCGGATGAGCCGCTTCCTGGCCTGGGTTACCTTAGCAAGTGCTTCGGCGCTCATTAGTACAGGCCCTCCAGGCTTGACGCGATGGTCTTGGCCTTTGCGATAGTATCCTTCCTGTAGGACTCATTGGTCTTGAGTGCTTCAGGCTTGAGGTCACCCAACTGGGCCACGATCTCATCAGTGGCCTGGGCCAGTGCAGGATCGCCGGTCACATTCAGAGCTGGGAGAATGTCTACCAGATCCGTCAGGTTGGTTACCAGGGTAGGAGCAAAATTCCCAGTAGCCTTGCCGGTCTTCGCATCTACCGTGTACCCACTGAGCTTCTCGATCAGCGCCCCGAGCTTGTCTGTCAGGCGCTTGTGGATTCGAGTGGTGCTTTCCTTGATTCCGGCAGTCACCTGATCATCAACACTGTTGACAATCTTATCGATCTTGGACTGGGGCAGATCCACTCGGATGTCACCGCTATCTGGCAGATGGCAGTATTTAACCTCAATGCCGTACTTGGCAATGATCTGGTCAGTAGTCGGGTAGTCCGCTGGATTGTGAGCGGTCCCGAGCAGGTCAGCAGAGTTTGCCACTGCAATCGGGTAGCTGGTCTTCAGGTCATGAAGCAGCGTATCCCAGTCAAGCACGGCCTGGGCCAGCTCATCTTCAAATCGATCCAGCAGCTCTACCGTGATCAACCGTTGGCCATGATCGCCCCAGGGGACGGTCAAATGATCCACGATGTTGTTTCGGATATGGCCCTGGAGGGTCTTGAGTTGCTTGACCTCCGCACAGTCCACCAGATCCTTAGTGACTCCAATGGTCCCTTTCTTGGCCTTGGTCTGCTTGTTGACCTTGGCAGTCAATCGCTTGTCGAGCTTGCGATTTCTCCAGTAGTGGAGGGTGACGCTAACCAGCAACGCCTGTTCTTGAATCCTCATAATGTCGTTCTCCGTATCAGTTTAAGTGGTTATCCTATAGCCCCTCTCGGGGCTTTCACTGGGTCACCATCCCAGATCGTCAGTAGGACGTTAGCCCACATAGCCCTCCTTGTTGGCGATCTTGTGATCGATGTAGGCCTGGGTCTCCTTCAACTCAGGGTCACGGGCAGTCGCTGTAAGCACTGTGAGCATGGTAAACTCTGAGCTGATGCGATCCAGAAACCGGATGACGGCCCCCAGGTTCTCCCTGGTAGCTTTCCTGGCAAACAAAGCGGCCAGGGCGTACTGGGTATCAGGAGCCGAAGGTATTGGCGCGTTATCAGGATCTGACAGGATACCGGCAACATCTGGGAGGTTGCGGATGATCTTGATGAACCCGATAAGCTGGGCAGATATACCGAATCCCAGGCAACCCTGGAGGGCGGCATGTTCCAGATCTATCGGCAGGCCCAGCTTCAGGATATCGCTTGCAGCCTCATAGGAACGGGGGCTACCGAATCCGATGACCCCTTTTTCCTTGCCCAGGCCGTTGGGGTATTCATGGATCAGTTCGGGACAGAAACCCAGGAAAGCGATGACCTCGGCCAGGACCCCGTGAGGCGCGGCCCAGGCAGTCCAGACGACAACATCACAGATGATGTTGAAGTGAGTGGCGAATCGATTGCTGACCGCCGTATTGAAGTTACTGGTCAGGCCAGCCTTGTCTTCGGGCCTGTTGCTGGCCGCTACGACAACCCAGCCCTCGGGCAGAACATAGTCACCCAGGCATCGATCATGGAGCAGTTGATACGCTCCGGCCAGGGTGGAAGGGGATGCCAGGAACAGCTCATCCAGAAACAGAATCCCCCTGGGGCCGTCTCGCTCGACGTTGGGGAGCCAGGATGGCGTATTCCAAGTGGTGATGCCGTTCTCGATTGATGGCACACCGCGCAGATCCACTGCGTCCATCTGGCTCAATCGGGCATCGATGAAGCCCCAGGGCTGACCCTGGATCTCTTCGAGTCGGGCTGGTACTGCAGCGATACCGGCAGACTTACCAACGCCTGGAGGTCCCCAAAGCGTTACCGGCTTCGTATTGCCTGCAGCCCACCATGAAGTCAGAAACTCCGTGGCTTGGCCCAGGTTAATTTGTGGAAGGTTCATCATAATTGTCGTTCTCCTAGTCAGTTTCGGTTCGTATTGACGCATCATCGCATAATTATACTGCGAAAGATACTTCTTTAGCTGTTTCGGCCTGGGGGCCTCATCAGGAGAGGTGCATCACCTCTCGACAGCGGGGCCGAAGCCCCTGGGACCTAGCAGGTCCTCGCATCTTGTGCGTTGCCGCCTGTGGCTTCCTTGGCCTCTCGCGGCTCGGTAGCCTTCCTGAGAAGCTCGGTGCGGTTGCCAATGAACTTGCCGTCACGATCCACGATCCCTTCGATCCTGGCCCACTGGTTCCAGGCAAAGGATCTGCCCAGGCCAACGCAGGTATTCAGGCTGGGGTACTCATCGTAATCGCTGACCAGATCTTCCCAGGTGATCCAGTCAACATCGTCTGCGAATCGACTGTGGTGACCAGTCAATGCACCGCGCTCAAGCTGCAGGGCATTCAGGAACAGATGGGGGTGAGTGCCTGCTAACCAGAACAGCTCCCATTTTTGCGACGCTGGGCAGTAATAACATGCGGATTTCACAGGCACTGGCAGTCCCGCCTCAGTGATTGCTGCAACGCACTCAGCCCTGGCCCAGCCCACACTCTGCAGCGGATAGTTGAAAATGAAGTCATTGTCTTCACCCTTGAGTTTCTTGGATCGCCTGATGTCAGCACGGCCAGCATCGTATCCAATGATCTTGATGATCTTGAGGCCGGTCTCCTGATACTCGGCCCAGAGAGGATGGACTGGGATCGGGTTGTGCGGAGCCTTGCAGCCCTTCAGAAAATAGTCCTGGGGGATTTGCTTCCACTTGATGCTGCAGGATTTCTTGCCGAAGGCCAGGGAAGGCAGAGTCTCGTTATCGTGGCAGTTCCCAGTCAGGTCTTCATAGCTGGTGGAAGGCAAGGTGACCTTGGCGCAGACAGTGATCTGGGGCCAGCCAATCGAGGCGTACCATTCGTTCAGAATATGCCGGTGTGCCAGTGTCTCAGGCTTCTCACCTCCTGTATCGGCAAAGGTGATGACATCAGGCCGGATGCCCTCACTGTGCAGCAGGACAGATACAGCGGTGGAATCGACTCCCAGGCCGTTGCACAGGTTGATCTTGTGGCCTTTGGCTACCAGGGCCTTGAGGTCTTGCAGTCTATCGGATGTAATCAGTTGCCTCATTTTCGTACTCCTAATCAGTTTATGTTAATTGTCTAAGACCCCCAGGTCTCGGGGGTTTCGGCCATTCAGGCCTCATCAGTCAGACTATGCGGTCCAGTCACCAGCCTCATCGATATCCAGGGCTTCGCAGATGACTCGATCAGTGTACTGCCATTTCACCTCTTCCCTGGTGAATGCCCTGACCTCGGCCTCGGTGAAGAACTGGACCTGCTCAGTGTCCAGGCCTTCCCTGTGGGTTACCGTAACAGTGAACTGGCTGCTCCTGGCGATGATCGATTCCTTGGCGAATACTGAGTACCCAGTCTTCTCCTCCAGGGCAACGTACTTGGCGAACAGCTCGGGACGATACTTGCGGCCCCTGGCGATATCACCCTTAGATCCGAACACGCAGAACACGCAGCTCAGGCGGTCATTCCCTTCAGCGTAGGCCCAGAAAGGCTTCTCATCGTAATCAGCGATGCACTGGAACACCTCATCAGTTGACCAGTCGAAGATGGGATACCAGTCATAAACCGTGCGGCTGGCGATGGAGAGCCGGTCATTCTGCTGAAACGGGACCTTCTTGGCCCTGGCAGATGACTCTTCAGCCCTGATTCCACATACATTGACGGCGAGGGTCTTGCCCCTGGCCTTGAGGTCATTGCGGATGAACTTCTCAATCGGGCCGCGCTTCAGATCTGAAGTGCAGTATCGGGCTGCGCTGCTGGGCCAGGAGGGAGCTTCGGGCCTTGTGTCGAATCGCTTCTCAACAAGATTGAGCAGGGTCTTTTCAGATCCATCCTTGTAAATCGCACTTACTACATTGAGGGGATGGAGGATGGTGTTTCGGATATGGTCCTTCACCCCAGTCCACTCGACTTCACCCAGGTCAGCGTGGACAACCACGATCTGGCTTGTAGGGATATGGAGGCCACTGGATAGGTAGAGGTAGGTTGCCTGGGAATCTTTGCCCCCAGAATGAGAGACATAGAAAATGGCTCCCTGGTTGGCGAGGTCCCAAATCTGGGCTTCAATCTTACGGTCTGTAATCTCTTGTAGCTTAGTCATTCTGTCGTTCTCCTTGGCTTGCGTGTGTTCGGAATGCCGAACATTAGCGAAAGATCCTTCGTATTGCAACCCCCTATTTCCGAATTAGGCCCAGATAAGTAGTGAAAAGGTGACTGGGACCAGCTAAAATGCGGGTTGTAGAGGAGAAAATATATTTTGTCTGACACTGTAAAAATGACCAGATTTGCCCATTTTCCGGACCGTGTTCTGGGAAAGTGGCAATTTCAGGACCGGATCTGGTACTCAATCGAGCGGCCCTGGCTCGACAATATGGCCAACGTCTCCTGTATCCCAGGTGCGTCATACTCCATGATTCGCGTAGACAGCCCTAGATTCGGGGCTGACAGCGCATACCAGGGCCAACTCTGGGAAGTGGCCGAGGTCCCAGGCCGGAGTGCGATCCTGATCCACATAGCGAACTGGGCCAAGGACCTGCAGGGCTGTATCGGCCTGGGGTCCAGCTTAATGGCGGATCTGGCCGGAGTAGGGCATTCGCGGACATCCATCACTGATTTCTACGCACTGACCAAAGACATTCAACACCTGACCCTGGACATCGCAACAGGCCCACTACTAGAGGTCAAGCGGTGAAGTTCCTGAAACGGCTACTGCCCTTTGCCAGCCTAGCCCTGGGAGCAACTCCACTCGCACCGCTCATACCAGTTATCAACGCCATTTTGCCGGATGGTCAAGACCTGACCCCAGCTAACACCGGCCAGCAGGCAATCGATCTCATATCCAGGCAGTCAACCGAGGTCCAGGCCAAGCTGGATGCGGAGTTGGGGCTAGAACAGGAACACACCGAGCAGCTCCGGATCTTGGCTGAGATGGACGGGCCTGGGAGCAGCACGAGACCGATGATCGCCAGGGTCTGCATCTACACGATGTCATCAGTCACCCTAATCACTGTGAGTGCCATTTTTATTGCCCTGTGGACCGAAGGGCTTGAACATGCCAGCGGAGTTCTGCAGCTCGGCCTGGGTATCGCGTCAATGCTGTCAATATTCAGTGTGCCAGTGAACAAATATATTGGAGTGCGATCGTCCGAGAAGGCAATGAGAATGGCGGTTGCAGCCGGAGGCACACCAGATCAGATCCCAGGTTTTGGCGGGATCATCGCTTCTCTACTTGGAGGCCGAAAGCCATGACAACCAAGCAACCAGCCGGATTGAGTAAAGAGGCCCAGGCATACTGGCCCACTATCATCGATCTCCTTGAAGGCCAGGATATACTTGACTCTCCCCCAGTCCTACTGGCCTATTGCGAGAACTTTGCCCAATGGAAGTACAACCTCCAGAAAGTGGTGGAACTGGGTCCAGTAGTCCGAAACGGTACAAAGCTCTCAGAAAGCCCGTATCAGGCCGCTGCAGACCGTTTACAGCGTCTTATGGCCGGAATGCTCACCAAACCCCAGGAAACCATTGAACCTCCTCCTGTAGACCTAGACTCTGATCAGGACCTTAACAAGTTCCAAAGAGCTTTCATCAGAGAGTGGGTCGTATCCAACAATGGCACACAAGCCGCTATTAAAGCAGGGTACAGCGAAAAGTCAGCAGCAAGCCAAGCCTCCGCACTGCTTAAGAACCCGAAGATAAAAAGACATATCTGGGCGTTGGAGCGTGAGATTTCCCGAGCAGCAGGCATAACGGTGGAGCTTGTCAGCACCGGATTGCTTGTAGAAGCCCGTGGAGAGGGGCCTGACACCAATTCGAGTGCCAGGACATCAGCGTGGCAGCTCCTGGCGAAGCTAGGCGGTCTCTTTAAAGAGGACAATGCCCAGCAGGCCCATTCAGCAAGGGTTCTGGACAATATGGACCCAACGGCCCTCATGGCCCTCGAGCAGCAGCTTCAGGCTGAGAGCCAGGAACGGCGCGACTCTCAGCATTAATGACGGCTTCCCTCCTCTTCGAGGCCGTAGCAGTCCTTGACCCAGGTAACACTGGGTTGGGGCAACCTCCCCGTATTCATTGGCCTCCAGGGTAAGTAGGTGCTGGGGGATAGAGAGTGCGTGTAATAAACATTATGTTAAATAGGCAGCTAAGTCATTGATTCTATTGGGATCAACACCTGACCCCAGGCTAGATCCACCAGATCCAAGGCCCCATTCACGGGGATGATAGTGGTGATTGACGGCTCATTGACGCATCAATAGGAGGTCTCGTGCATCACGATAAAGGTTGCGGATCGGCTAGAGGCCACTATTTATGTGCAGGTGTGAAACTTTCTTTTCCCCTGGAGGCCGCATTCTATGGCTTTCGGACCCCCCCCGACCCCCCTTTTACAGGCCGCGCCGCGCCTTGTTCAATTCTTATAGGATGCCCGTCTCAATTTTCACAAAATTTTCCAAGTAATTGTGTGATGTGCTTTACCCAGAGCTGCTGGGCTGTGTAGGGGATTGTGTTGAGCAGCATTGGTATGTGAGTTCACATATCCTGATGTGAGTTCACAAAAGGGGGTTGTGAGTTCACAAATGGGTTGAATGTGAGTTCACAGGGGTATATTGTGGTTTGTGAGTTCACAGTGAGTTCACAGAGATGGGAGAGACAGGAGCGCCGAAGTGTTCGGTATGCGGTAGTAAGCATTGGAGTAGCGAGGCACATATTTGGCCGGATGAGAAGGTGAAGACTCCGGCTGTCAAAGTTAAGGTGACGAAGAAGGGGGTGGATGATATGGCCCAGAAGGTGGTTGATAGTCTTGAAGCGTGTCTTGGGTGCGAGGAGCGCGATTTAAGGATTGCGGTATTGGAGAAGTCGCTGAGTGGGTCTGGTGGTGATTGTGCTGTATGCACTGCTCGTCGGGAGAAGCATGCTAATTACATGAAGCGGAAGAGGGCGGCTGAGAAGGGGAAGAGTGATGAGTGATATTATTGCGGAGTTGGTTTATGAAATATGCCGTGTTGAGGCGGAGTTGTCTGGCAGGCCCACACTAACGGAGGAGCTATGAAGATACTACTTGAGGTTGTGTTGCAGTGGACGGTACTGGCATTGATCCGGATACCGCTGATGTTTTTGGGGTTGTTCGTAGTGCCGGTGGCGCTGTTGTTCAAGACGGAATCATCGCTCAAAGACCCGTTTACGGAGTACAACACCGGCAGATCTTGGTGGCTTGTCTCTCTACCTAGGTGGGCGTGGATCTGGGGAAATGATAGAGAGGGGGCCAAGGGAGACCGGCGGGGCTACTGGGATGCGAATGGGATTGTCTGGGGCGGATCTGACCAGTTCCTGAATCAATGGTGGTGGCTGGCTGTCCGGAACCCTGTGAACAACATGCGATTTACCAGGGGGCTATCGGTCAATATGCGTGAAGCCAAGACCCGAGTTCTGGCTGGGCAGCAGTATGTCCATGATTCCAGAGGAGTTTACGGCTGGCAGTTCCTTCGGGCCGACGACCAGAGATTCCACTACTACAGCTACTACATTGTTAAGAAGATCGGGCGTAAGGCGGCGTTTGCTTTCCGGATCGGCCACAAGATTGAAATGTGGCACAACACTCACGATTGGAGTACCGACATTCAAAAAGCATGGAAAGGGTTTACGATTAGCCTACGGATAGGGCCAGCGAAATGATTGAGACAATAATGCTAGCGGTGGTGAGTTTCATTATCGGGTGTTGGGTGGGATATAACATAGGCCGTGACGCTGATGCCTGATTGGGCAAGGGAAGCAATGAGGGAAGGGCGATTCTTTAGTGTTGCGTTAGGCAGGATTGCTGAGTTGGAGGCTGAATGACAGCATACTGGTGGCTGCTGCTTGCTCTCGTTTTCGAGATAGGGCTATCGGCCATTGTTATTGCCATGGCCGTGAGGCAGCTAGTAGATGAGATACACGATATGTCTGTAGAGATCAGGCATTTACGCATCAGTATAGAGGATTGGAAATGAAGGAGTTGAGAACGCTGAAGGGGTCTGTGATCAAGAGGGCCGGAGATAATGTCGGCAAGGAGATCAGTGGGAAGTTGTACTTTCACCGGCAGTATTGGGAGGAGTACATCGATCCAGGGACTTGGGAGAGGATACTGTCGGCGGCTGATACTGAGGCCTTTCTGTTCGATTGCGTGATGGTGGATCTGAGGAGTGGCAAGGTTCGACTGGATGAGGCCCCAGACTTTGATACGGCCAGGGAGCCTACGGTGGGCAAGACCTTAACCTATATGCACGAGGGTGAGGTAAAGCTCGGGGCCAGTTGCGGGGTATGGCATCACAAGTGGCTCTGGGTAAAGGATGATTACGAGGGATTTGATGTCGAGGAGGCCTATAACTGGTCATTCCAGTGGCTCCAGACTCTGACTGAACCGGCCAAGGGTGGATCGATTAAAGCCTGGGAGACCCAGTTGATGAAGTTCGGCCTACCGCTCGAGCATCTCATTGACGAGCCAGTGAAGCCGGATCTCAGAGTGGTCAAGGATCATCCATCTCCATCAATGAACGTCCAGACATGGTCATCCGATAAGATCCACCCATATCACAGGAATCCCCGCGATAACGCATCAGCCATCCAGAAGGTGGCGGTATCCCTGAAAGAGTATGGCTGGCAGCAGCCGATTGTTGTGGATAGTGACGGTGTGATCATTGTAGGCCATACAAGGTATTTGGCTGCGTTATCCTTGGCTTGGCTGGAGATGCCGGTCATTGTGGCGGATAAACTGACTCCGGCCCAGGTAAAGGCGTACCGGATCGCGGATAACAAGGTTGGGGAAGCGGCTGAGTGGAATGACGAATTATTGCGGCTTGAGATCACGGACCTGGGGGATATGGACGTTACAGACCTGACCCAGACCGGATTTGCGGAAGACGAGATCCAGAAGCTCTTTGTGGTTGAAGAACCCCCTGAGAAGCGTGACGATGGGGAATATGGGGGTGCTACGGCACTTTCTAGGGGATCATCCCCCTTACGGTATTACCGGAACGAAGAACTCCTTCAAGGGGCCATATTGGACTATGGGTGCGGCAAGGAGGAGCATGAGTTTGAGAAGTACGACATGATCACTCATCCAGATCCGGAGGTGTTACTAATCCAGTATGACACGGTCATGTGCAACTATGTCCTCAATGTTCAACCAAGTGATCATTTAATCGACCTGATACTCGTGAATATCTATCACCTGTTGAAGCCTGGGGGAACCGCGCTGATCGCCGTTGTGTCCGAAGCGGCCCTGAGTGGGACGGCTGCATGTGGCAATCGGGAGCATAAAACCCCGAAGCAGTGGCAGCAGATCCTAGCCCAGTTCTTCAATGTCACCCTGCTTCAAGGATCGTTCACAGGGTATTGTTGTAGGAGATACGATTAAATTCGCGCTATACTGCGCGGATGGCTGGAAATAAAGGCACCACACCTAAAGCGGTAGACCTCTCAAACGGGACAATAACGGTCTCCGAGAAGGCCGTGACGCTCAGTGGCGTGTTCATTAATGTTGTTCTCAGCGCCCATTCGGTAGCAATCAAGAACGGCACCGACACCCTATTCACCATTCCTGCGTCAGCAGCGGCTGGTAATTCATACGACTGCGACAACGCCGAATTCACTGACAATCTCATTGTCGTGCCGAATGCTTCTGGTACTGGCAATATCACCCTCACTTTCAAACCGATGGCGCAGGGCTGATGAGACCTATAGGGCGGAGTAAAGAAGCGGTCATTGTTGATTCCTCTGGGAATGAGATAGCGGCAGAGCTTGGTGCGGCCTGCAAAGTGACGGCGGTATATGAGTGAAGCACAGCTAGATCTATCAAGTCTGGGGGATGAAGACCTCCATGCCATGTTGGAGCAGGTCAAGATCCGCAACAACAAGCGCAAGCAGGAAGAATCCCTAGCAGAGTTTATCAGGGCAGCATGGTCTATATTAGAGCCTGGGACCGAGCTGAAGTGGAACTGGCATCTCGATGTGCTATGCGCTTATCTTGAAGCGGTCAGGGCCGAGAAGATCCGGCGATTAATCATCAACATTCCCCCAGGCATGATGAAGAGCCTGATTGTCTCGGTGTTCTACCCTGCCTGGGTATGGACAAGGGACGCTCCGCATAGATTCTTGTGCGGCAGTAACGAGGGGACATTGGCCACCAGAGACGCATTGAAGATGCGCCAGCTGATTGATTCCGAGTGGTATCAGGAGAACTGGGGAGATACGGTCTCGATATCCAAGGAGCAGGGCGAGAAAACCCTGTTCACCAACACACAGCAGGGATTAAGGCTATCACAGGGTGTGACGGCCAAGGTTACTGGTAAACGTGGTGACACGGTAATATGGGATGACCCTCATGACGCGCAAGGAACCGAATCCGATAGAGAGAGAGAAAATATTCTTGATCGCTGGGATAATGCTTGGTCTTCTCGCCTTAACTCTGCCAACGAATCTGCTGTAATTGTCATCATGCAGAGGTTGCATGCGAAGGACATCACCGGCCACCTGTTGGCCTACAAAGAACTGAAGTGGGTCAATCTCGTCATTCCCATGGAATACGATCCAGATATTATCTTCAATGCGGATCGGGACATCGATAGGCCTGATATTGTTGATCCGAGAACTTCCCCAGGTGAATTACTGTTCAGGGGGATGGTGGACGAGAAAGCCATCACGGCCCAGAAGGAAGTCTGGGGTCCATACGTTACTGCAGGACAGTATCAGCAAAGACCTACTCCGAAGGGTGGTGGTGAGCTGCAGATGTCCTGGCTGAACTATTACACTAAGATGCCGCGAAGAGGCAACAAGATAATCCTCGTAGATCCAGCAGGAGAGAGAAAGCCTGGGGTCAAAGGCCGGAGAGATAACACGGCCATGGGGGTATTCTCCTACGCGCCGGATGGGAACTATTACTTGCTAGACGGGATCAGGGACCGTTTAAACCTTGTCGAGAGGACCAAGCAGCTCTTTGAATGGCATGAGCAGTATAGGCCCGTAGCGGTAGGATATGAGCAGTACGGCGCACAGACTGACATCGCTCATATTCAAACTCAGATGGAGCAGCTGGACTACCGGTTCAAGATCATAGAACTTGGCGGCAAGATGGTGAAAGAGGACAGAATCCGGCGATTAATCCCCTTGTTCGCGGCATCGAGGATCTGGTTACCCCAGACGATGTTCAAAACAATGGTTGACGGATCGGCCCGTGATATCATAAAAGACATTATTGAAGAGGAGTACGGGAACTTTCCTCTAGCAGAGTTCGATGATTTTCTTGATATGATGAGTAGATTATGTGATGAGGACATAAAGACTGTAGCGCCAAAACGAGAGCCTCCCCCTCTCGTTGTTGTACCGAGGAGGATGACCGATGCGGGAGTCGGTTACTAAACAAAACTACAATTAGATTGCGTTAGGAGATAGTCATGCCACAAAGAGTCCAGTTAACCAGGGCTGTTCGATTCGTCACAGATTCGATCACCAGACCAGCCACCACCACGCAATATGCCATTGGTGACGCATTATCAGAAGTTACCACCAACGATTTCTTCACCTTCCTGAACTGTCTCGATGACAACACGAAGACGGGTACGATTGTGGAGGCAAGGCTCAATGTCAGCTCGTATGTCGCAACTGCCCCAGATATAGATCTAAGGTTGTTCCATACCGCGATCACAGAGACTGCGGATAATGTGGCGTGGACCCCGACAGATGCCCACTTGCTCACAGAGATAGGGGCGATAAACTTCGCTACCGGTAGCTACCTCCCAGGCTCAAGAACGGGAGGCGCTGGTGGTAATCAGTCCCAGATAGTCACCGGTCTGAAACACCATGTCCCTGTAGTCAAGGGATCAGGCGTGTCGAGCATCTTCTGCCAAGCTGTCCTAGGGAATACTTACATCCCAGTGGCGAGTGAAATTTACACGGTAACGCTAACCATCGAACAGAACTAAGCGCTGAAGGAGAGATGTTGTGCCAAACGGAGAAGAGATCAAGATTCCGAAGTGGTTAGCGCCCATGTTACTGGGGTTCTTTGTCGTACTGGTTGGCGGGTATATACAATCAGAGGCGGCGGAAGACACTAGAAATCAGATATGGAATCACGCGAAGTCTGATCATGCCCGTATGGCGGAGATGGAGAAGATTCAGCAACACCATGAGACCGAGATCGAGCTGCTTAAACAGGACAACAAGTACATCAAGCTGACCCTGAAATCCATCGCTAACGCTGTGGGCGCTCTAGAACCGGCGTTGCCAGACAATGATTAAGGCGCTCCTCCTACTGCTCGATGATATACCTCCGGCTGCGAAGCTGGAGTTCATTATAGGCATCGTCCTGTTATCTGGGGCGGTGGGAGCCGAGATGTGGGGCTTTGTTGTCCCTGCAAACCTGCACTATCTCTTCGGTGTGCTGGGAGGAGTGATGTTAATGTTCGCGTCTTATACCAACATCAAGCACAAGGACCGGATTCAGCAGGCCGAATCAGAGAGACAACGGGCGGATGTAGAGCTGCGTAAGGCTAGATTGGCGGCAGGAGGATCTCCGGACGACGACAAAACTATTATGAAGAGGTCAGACGAATGACAGACTTACCACTGGCCACGCGGGAAGACGACGACCTTCACTATCAGGAGAACTATTCTGAGAAGGAACTTTCGGAAGAGGATCTCAAGAAGAACCTAGACAAGATCGGGCTAATGCTGGCCGAGAAGCGATCCAAGGCCATCCAACACAGAGAAGAGTCTGGGATGGAGAATATCTGGCGAGAGGACGACGATCACTACGAAGGTATTGACTATACCAGCCGCGCCGACACTACCGAAACAAAGCCCTGGGGCCGAGCTGACGTAAGATCCGGAGAGACCCATGGATCAGACATCTTCTTCAACATCACTCGTCCCTATGTAGACGCATCAGATGCCAGGGTTGGGGACATGCTTTTGCCGACAGCGGACAGAAGCTGGACCCTAGCCCCTACTCCCATCCCAGAACTGGCCCAGATAGCAGAAGGCAAGATCCCCCAGAAGGTTAACAGTCAGATCGATAGCAGCTTCCAGCAGCAAGTAGATGACGGCGATATGGACATGGAAGGGGCCACTACAGCGGCTTTGAAGACCAGAACAGAGCTGGTAGATCAGGTTGCTGCCGAGATGCAGGAAGCTCGGGATAAGGCCAAGATGGCCGAGAAGCAGATAGCGGACTGGCATGTCGAATGTCAGTACATTACCGAGATGCGTTTAGTCATCCATGATGCGGCCAAGCTCGGCACTGGAGTATTGAAAGGCCCAGTCCCGCAGAGGAAGAGAAGTATTGCCTATGTAGACGGCGAGCTTCAAGTCAATGAAGAGACCGTGCCGGTATCGATCAGGGTTGATCCATGGAACTGCTACCCAGATAGCGGCTGTGGGGAGAACATCCACAAGGGCAGCGACTTCTTTGAACGAGACTTTATTGGCGAGAAGCTGCTCCAGGAGATGGCCAAAGGCGAGGATTACAACGAGAAAGAGGTTGGCGAGGCTATCCTTGAAGGCCCACACAGGGCTATCCAGAAGTTCGAGGACGCTGGCAGCGGTAGAGATAACAAGGTCGGCCTGGACGAGCAGCAGAAGATGGATCTGTTCGAGATCTGGCACTACTACGGCAGACTTTCAAAAGAGGATATGACTGGGATCGGCATGGATACGCCAGAAGATGCGCTGTCCTACGTCGATGTAGCAATAACAATGGTCAATAACAGGGTCATCAGGGCTATCAAGAACCCGCTCGACTCTGGAGAGATCCCTTACGACTTCATGGTATGGCAGAGAATGGCCGGAAGACCATGGGGAATAGGGGTATCACGGCAGATCCGCAACCCACAGAGGGTAGTGAACGGTGCTGCCAGGAATATGATGGACAACGCCGGTATGGCTGCTGGGCCTATGTGGATCTTTCTCCAGGGATTGGTCACACCGATTGACGGCAGACTGGAGATTGCCCCGAGAAAGGGCTGGCAGGCTGGAGAAGACGCGGATCTCAATGATGTGGATAAGGCGTTCCGCTTTGTCCAGATGGACATGATGACCGATGATTTGAAGCTGATTATGGATATCGCCCTGAAGATGGCGGAAGACGTAACCGGTATGCCTTTAATCCTACAAGGCCAGCAGGGATCGGCCCCAGAGACGGTTGGCGGCATGCAGATATTGCACAATAACGCATCAACAGTGATGCGCCGTATAGCTCGATTGTTCGATGACATGATCACAGAACCCCACATCCGCCGGTACTACGAGTTCCTACTCATGTACGGCGAAGACGAGATGAAGGGTGATTTCGAGATCAAGGCCCACGGATCTGCCGGATTGCTGCAGAGAGATGCTGATAATCAATTCATCCAGAGCATGGGCGAGTTGGTTCTCGAGCCGAAATTTGGCCTAGATCCACACAAGTGGATGGAGGAACACCTCAAGGGCCAGAAGTTTGACCCAGCCCGATTCCAGTACGATGATGAGGAATGGAAGAAGGTTGTCGAGCAGATGTCCCAGCCTGCACCTGATTCGTCTGTTGAAGTCGCGCAGATCAAGGCTGAAGGCGAGATGGGCAAAGAGCAGCTTAGGGCTGAACTGGCCCAAGCCAAGCTGGCACAAGAGCTTGAGCTGGCCAATAAAGAGATTGAGTTCAATTCCATCATGAAGCAGGTTGACGCTGAGTTGGGTGAGCTTGATCGCGAGGGCCATGAGGCGGAGGTCTTGCAGAAGATCAAGGCATCACTCACTGAGATGGTGATGAAGCTCACGACCCAGAAACAGCTTGCAGGCCAGTCCCCGCAAGTAACCACACCAGCTGTAGAGCCTATGGGCCGAGCAGCCCCAGGACAGGCATTTGTAGAATGATGGAGAGGAAAGCAAGAGTGAGGACGGACATGATGGTGGTCTACAGATCACTAGATCCGCAGGCCGAGGCTAAAGACTGGAGCCTAGTACACCCAGATGATGTCCCAGCCATGCTCAAGGACGATCCAGAGACGATGGGCCGCATCACGACAGGCGAGACAGCGCAGCCACCTGGGGACGATTTCCACTACAGAGCGGAGATAACACGCCATTGAAGACCGAAAAGTTAGATGATGAGCTGCTCAGTTCGAGCATACTGGAGCTGGATGATGAAGAATATCGATCAGCGACATACAAGAAAATTACCGGCTACGCGGAAGAACGTGTTGCCAAACTGCGTGTTCAGGGCGATAATCCGAAATTAACGGATATAGAGAACGCCCAGCGAGTCGGGGCGATCAACGAATGGAAGCGGTTTTTAAGGAAGGCCAATGAGGAACCATTGGTTATTCCTGAGTCTACACTGACCAGGGTTGAATACATTTAGAAGAGATAACATGCCGGAAGAGCAGGAAGAACAAGAGCTAGAAGAGGCCGCTGCAAATGCCGAGGCTGAAGAAGCGGCATTCCTTGAGGGACATGAGGAAGCATCAGCAGACGAAACAAGGCCGACAATCTTAATTGAAGAGTCTGGCCAGGAAGAAGAAGAGCTAGATGAGTTAGACAAGGTATTCGCGGAAGATGGCGAAGCTGCAGCGGGTGAGGCCGACGATAAGTCCGATGAACCCCAGGCAGTGGATCAATCAGGGCAACGTATCAGAACCCTTGAGGGCCAGTACGGCGATATCAACGGCAAGCTCAACCAGCTGATCAAGAAGCTAGACTCCAGCCCGAAGGCTGAATCGGGGCAACCATCGTCTGCACAGGTGATGGAAGCAGCGACTGGTGGCGAGAAGTTTGACGAGTTTAAGGAAGAGTTCCCAGAGTGGGCAGATGTCCTTCAGGAACAGTTAGGGATGCAAGGCAACGCAATATTGGCTAAGATACCCAATGTTGACAAATTACAGCAGCAGGTTGCTGGCCTGAAAGGAGAGATGGCTGATCTCACCGAGCAGGGTAGACAGATGGCTGTATTGGATCTAAAGCACGATGGTTGGGAAGATACGGTAAAGACACCGGCCTTCCGCAAGTGGAGTGCGATACAATCGCCTGATATGCAGGCGCTGGCAGATAGCCCTAAAGCGCGGGATGCTGTCACCATGCTAGATAAGTTCGAGGCTGATCGGACGGCAGCGCAAGAGAAAGCTGAAAAGCGGAAGGAAAGATCAAGACTGGCTAAGGAGAGGTTGGAAGGTTCTGTAGTTCCCATCACGAGTGGTGGCGGCAATGACAGACGGCCTGCAACTAAGTCAGAGGAAGATGCATTCGAGCAAGGCTATAAGGAAGGCTAGAATGTTACGGCGCGTGTAAACGCCCCGACAGATCGGAACGAATGACATAAGTGCCTTCGTTATAAAGAAGAGGAACGAGCTGCACCCCCACAAGGGAGGTGTATTTATCTTTATAACGAGGAAATGTCATGACGACACAGAATTACGACACAACAGCAGAACGGGTAGGCAAGCTAAAGGGTTCAATCCTCAAGCATGCAATCCCCCGAGAAGTACTGGGAATCACCGGTACACAACACAAGATGGGCAAGAACCAGTCGGAGACGGTAGTCTTCAGACGCTGGCTTCCGTATGGAGGCGCTACTACTAGCGCGGCCACCATCAACGCCTGGGTAGTAGATGAGAACGCGCATCTGACATCAGAGGGCGTAACACCTGATGCCGATACGATCACTCCCCAGGACATCACGGTCACTCTGAATCAGTACAGCTGCCTGTACATGTATACGGATAAGACCGCAGACCTGTACGAGGACGATGTTCCGGCGGCTATGAAGAAGCAGACTGGCCAGAGAATGGGCTTAGTCCGTGAGAAGATCCGGTATGGCACGCTGAAGGGTGGAACGAATCTGTTCTACGCTGGCGGCACTACCAGGGGCACGGTTGATGAGACAGTATCTCTTGGCTTGCTGAGAAAGATCTCCCGAAGCCTATTGAGCAACAGGGCAGATCTGATCACCCAGATCCTCACGCCGTCACCAAACTACAACACCGCCTCTGTAGAAGCAGGGTTCTTGGTGTTCTGTCACACTGACTGTGAGAATGACATTCGTGAGTTGCCAGGGTTCATTGAGTGCGCTTCGTATGGTACTCGCAAGGTAATGCACGAGATGGAGCTTGGGGCCTGTGATCGATACAGGTTCATCATATCTCCTGAATTGTCAGAGATCGCAGACTCCGGAGCGGCTGTAGGCTCTACCGGACTTCTGTCTACCACTGGAACGAGCATCGACGTATACCCGATGATCGTGGTGGCTGAAGATGCCTGGGGAGACGTTGCTCTACGGGGCCTCAACTCCTTCAATGTGACTCACATCCCACACACCACCAAAGATAAGAATGACCCACACGGTCAGCGCGGCTATGTCGGCGCGATCTTCTGGTGCGCTCCATTTATCCAGAACGATGGATGGATGGCTGTAGCAGAGTGTGGAGTCACTTCTCTTTAATCAACGACTTAGAGTGACCCTAAGCCTCGCCCAGTGCGGGGCTTTTGGGTGAAAGCTGCCCAAACAGGGTGACTACGGCCTAACTCTAAACAGGAGAAATTTATGCCGCAAGCAAACGATATAAGAGGAGCCACAATGTGCTTCTCAAAAGCTGGCCTTACCGCCGGAACGACTTCCACGATCACCACGACTGTAGCAGTAGCAGGCGCTATTGCTGGCAAGATGGCTACGGCGTATGCCGTTCAGACCAACACTGCCCCAGGCACGACTGACTACAATGGCGATACCTTCACCACTATTGGTGATGACAAAGGTTGTGTCTTTGTGGCGAGTATCATCGCTGCTGGAACCATCGCGTTCCATCAAGGTGCGCTCCAGTCTCTGGATGCTGCTGGTGCATTCAAAATCGCGCCATCCTTCCCGTGGGTTGACCTTGAGACGTATCTGCCATTTGGATACATCATCATCAAGAACAACTCCGGATCGGACTTCGATTTCGGGTCCACGACATGGAGTACTTACGAGACTATGGTGGATATTTCCACCCTGCCATTACGTCCGCAGGAATCGTAAGCAAGAAGAACCCTTGAGTTGAGGGGGCTTCGGTCCCCTCTTCCAAGAATCTCGCACTAACACAGGAAACTAACAATGAGATTATGGGAAAAGGTACGGAACTTAAAGATTGCTAATACGCTTCGTCTGGGTAAGAACTCAGCGATCAAGACAGACAACGCTGATGGGACAGAGTCAACCATCGCCTTAACGACCCTAGAGTCAGACCAGAGGGAGACCAGACAGGAGACCCGCTTCGAGGTCTTCGATGACTTCCTTGATGCTGCTATTGACACCACGAACAACTGGATCGTGTTTGAGGGATCAGATGGTGACGCGACAGTCGGCGTGACGATCACCGCGCCAGAAGGTGCGATCAACATGGGATCTGGCGGAACTGGTGGCGCAGATGACAAGTCTGTGCTGGGCCTTATCCTGCTGGCGAAAGGTTCACTGGTCAGTCTCGGCAAGACGATTGTTGAATATCGTGTGTCGTTTGACCAGATAACAGGTACTAGCTGGGGCTTTGGCCTTGGTGATGTGTTACCAAACTCCACAGAGGTTGCCAACTATAAGGTGAACTCTGGTACGGTTACTGATGACGCAGGGGTCACTAACGGTATCGCCATTATGTTCTCCACTGACGCGACAGCGACTACGTTGTTTCAGGCGGTATCCACGAATGCTGGCACTGTGGGCAATTCCGCCGCAGAGGAAACACTGGTTGTTGGGCCGACAGCAAACACCTATGACATATTGCGGATTGAGGTTGATGCGAATGGTGATGCTAGGTTCTACATCAACGGCGTATTGAGACTGACGCGGCTGACTGCGGTTGCAACGACCTCATTGCTGATCCCTTATGTCTGGGGCGATAGCGGCGATGATGCTGATATTGCTACGGTTGTGACCACTGACTACATCAGGTTCTCAGGGGCGCGTCCGTCAAGTAATGCGTAGCCATTAGCCCCTTCGGGGGCTTTTTTAAACGAAGGAGAGGAAGGTAGAAGATGACTAAGTCTAAGAGTCCAACGACTTTCGAGCTTAACAAAACGCTCAATGACCATATCGAGAAGACCGATGCCAACATGGCCGCGATTCTCGAGAAGTTAACGGGTATGGATGCAAAGGATCGGCCAGCTGTCATGACGAAGACGACAGAGGCCGAGGTTCCGAATCAGACAACCCTGATGACAATCGGTGGTACTGAGGATACTCCGGAGCTGATTACTGAAAACTTGCCGGACATTGACTCCCAGGCATTTGCTGACAAGGCGAAGCTGGAGGAGTTCAATCACGAGCCGGTGGTTATCAGGGTCCATGACACTGCTGAGAAGCAGGCTGATCGGGCCTTTATTGTCTCGGTCAATGGTCAGAAAGAGACCTTTATCCGTGGCCAGCTCAAGACAGTGGCGAGATATTTCGTTGAGGCGCTGACTCGGGCGAAGCCGGTTCATTATGAGAACCAGCCGTTCACTGACGGAGATGGGGCCAGATCTGTGCGCTATGTTGCTCACAGGGGCCTGCGCTATCCGTTTGAGGTAGTCGAGGACCGTAACCCCAGAGGGAAGGCGTGGCTGGCCGAGTGTCTTGCAGCGCCGTCCTAAGTAAAGGAGATGCATGACTTATTTGGAACTATGTCAGGCCTTATGTTTGGAGGCGGATCTCCCTGGCGGGGGCACGGTCCCTACGGCGGTAACCGGTCAGGCCGGCGAATTACAGCGGATGGTGACATGGATAACGAATGCTTATGTCGAGATCCAGAATAGGCACGGCTACGCTTGGAGATGGTTAAGGAACGAGTTTGAGATAGCCACTGTCGCATCTACTTACAGGTACGCCTGGGATGATGCGGCTGTCACTGATATTACTGGTGGTAACGAAGGTGCAGGATCTGCTCTCACGACCTTTAACAGCTGGGATGTTAATGACCGCATAGATCCGCCCAAGATATATCTGACATCAGGCGGTGTTGGTACAGAGAACTGGATGATCTATGTGCCATGGGAATGGTTCCGGAACATCTACGAGATCGGTACTCAGTCTGACGGCTATCCCTCTCATGTCTCGGTGGACCCTCAGAACAATCTAGTGATCGGCCCAGCGCCAGATGCTGTGTATACGATCACAGGTCTGTTCCAGGGCGGGGCGCAGGTATTAGCGGCGAATAGTGATACTCCGGTCTTGCCGGTCCAGTACCATCAGCTCATTGTCTATAAGGCTTTAGAGAAGTACGCCTATTTCGAGTCAGATCAAGCGACATTGAACAGAGCCAGGGTAGAAGGCTCTAGGCTAATGCGTCAGCTAGAGGGAGATCAGCTTCAGCCTATGCGGGTCAGAGGCCCGATGGCATGAATGCATTATTCAAACTCCCCCCACTGCCTGCCGTCCGAAGAGATTACCTTGATTTTGAGAAAGGTGTTGATGAGGTTACTCCGAAATGGAAGGCCAAGCCTGGGTCACTGCAGAGTGCCTCTAATTTCGAGATAGGCCTAGACGGCGGCTATGTTGATATTGAGGGATATGAGCGGTTTGACGGCCAGACTGCCCCATCAGCGGCCACATACATACTTTTAGATGTAACAATCACAGGTTCCTTCAATGGTGGAGACACGGTCACAGGAGCCGACACAGGCGCTACAGGCGTGATTGTGGCGGGAGGGGTGGTAACGAGTGGGGCGCAGGACTATCTCATCCTGACGAAGACCACAGGCACATTCAGCAATGCTTCAGAGAACCTTACAGTCTCCGCTGTTATCCAGGGGAATACGGACGCTGTTGGCATCCCCAATGGCGCTTCGACGCAAAACCTACAGGCCCAGTACAAAAACCTAGCGGCGGATGTGTACAGGTCAGACATCACGGTGGTCCCTGGAACCGGAGACATGCTCGGCGTGTGGGTGTTCAACGACATCGTATACGCATTCAGGAATGCTGTTGGCGGCGCTACTGCCGCGATATACAAATCAACTGCATCTGGCTGGGCTGCCGTTGCTCTGGGCAAAGAGCTATCTTTCACCTCCGGATCTACGGCGATTGCAGAATCAGATGTTATTACCGGTCTAACTGGAGGAGCTACTGCGACGATCACCAGGGTAATGGTTGAATCAGGATCGTGGGCTGGTGGTGACGCGGCAGGGAGACTTATCTTTGCCAGTCAAACAGGAACATTCCAGTCAGAAGGGATAGAGGTATCTGGTGGCGGGGATCTGGCTACTATCGCTGGAGACAGCTCGGCCATCACGTTAAGCCCTTCTGGAGACTATGAGTTTGTGAACTCCAACTTCGGTAGCGGGTATCGGATGTACGGGGTTGATGGGGTTAATAGAGGATTCGAGTTTGACGGCACGGTGTTCTGCCCTATCGACACTGGGATGGGCAACCAGTCCGGATTTAGCGATGCGCCGAACCATGTGACAGAGCATAAGGATCACCTCTTCTACTCGTTCAATCATTCTGTACAGCACTCAGCGATAGGAGATCCGTACAATTTTGAGCCGGTCATGGGGGCTGCAGAGATAGCGACTTCAGACCTAGTAAGTAATTTTGCCATCCAGCCTGGGTCAGAAGGTAACGCTACCCTGTTGATCCTGAACGACAATGTTGCCTACATGCTCTACGGAAACAGCTCATTGGACTGGAACCTTGTCCAGTACAGGGATGAGATCGGCGGATATAAAGACTCTGCCCAGGTCATGGGCCAGACATACTTCATGGGTGAGTACGGCGTTACCACGATTAAAACGACCCAGTCTTTCGGTAACTTCCGAGATGCCACCATAACGGACCAGATCAGGGATACGGTCAATGCCAAGAAGCTGTTGATCACGGCCTCTGTGATCTCCAGAAACAAGAACCAGTACCGGATCTTCTTCAGCGATAAGACCGGCCTGTACATCACCATTCTGAACAATAAGCCGGTGGGGGTAATGCCAATCTCGTTTGACGACGAGGTCATCTGCTCATGCTCTGTAGAGACCAACAGCGGTGACGAGGCTATGTATTTCGGTAGTGATAATGGATTCGTTTACCAGATGGACAAGGGGACATCCTTTGACGGCTCGGACATAGATGCGTTTTACGTCACCCACTTCTACCACGCCAACTCCTTGCGGATGAAGAAGCGATGGATGACGGCTACTTGGGAGGCCCAAGGAGAAGGATATGCCCAGTTCAGCTATTCATACTCCCTAGACTATGGCTCTGCCTCCACAGTCCAGCCCCAGTCGGTAACGGTAGACAGTACCGTAACTGGCGGATCTAGCTGGGATGAATTTGTGTGGGACTCCTTCACCTGGGACCAGACAGACCTTAGTCCGGTGACGGTAAGACTAGCAGGATCTAGCGAAAACATTTCTCTAACGGTGAGCAAAAGCTCAGACTATATGAAGCCAGTTGATTATTCGGGCGTGTTCTTCCGGTTCTATCCAACAGGCAGGCAGAAACGATCATGAGGTATACCCAATGACAGCTCCATGGTACGTCCCCAGCGGGACTCCGATAACAAGCTCATCTGGGTCTTCCCAGCTAATGAGAACAGAATTTGGGCTGATCGAGACAGCTTTAGATCAGCTCCCAGCCCTGACTTCCAGCAACTTGGTGGCGGTTAACTCTGGCGGTACAGCCCTAGAGGCGGTATCCCAGCTAACCCTGATCGGTGACCTTGACTTCAGTAACGCGAATCCGGAGATCCGTGGCGCTGATACTGACGGCATACTGTACATCACGGCAGGTACGACCAACATCCTTGGCGCATCGATCCGCCTGCACGGTGATACCGAGACCGCTGCTGATGATGTAGAGTTCTACGGCTCGGCCACCCTACAGCTTCTCTATGATGATTCGGGATCTCTGTGGGATTTCCAGGCCAATGCGGTAACGACCACTGGCGCACTGACCGGCGGCGTGTTAACTGGATCTACCAGCATAGCCACTGCTGCTGGAGCAACGGTTACGGAATTCTCCACCGACGGGACCATGGGCGGAAACAGCGCAACGGCGCTCGTTACCGAGTCTGCTGTTGTAACTTACGTTGCGGCCCAACTAGGCGCTGCCGATACCTTGGCCGAGATCTTGGCCGTAGGCAACACCACAGGCGGCACGAATCTGGAGATCACCAACGGTGACGCTATTGTGACCACCGTGGGCAACCTCGCACTGACACCCGTAGCCGGATCAGCTATCGTTCTGGACGGCACGATCAGC